TGATGTTAGATTGTCTGTGGGTCTTTGGAAGCAGTTGGATAACTCATTCAAAAGAGTATACAACAAAAATAACTTCACACTTGACTTGTTCCGTTCTGAGATCTACAACTTCTTCAATGGTAAAGTTGAGTTCCAAGGTCCAGATCCAAAACGTAGCTTGATTGTACAAACTGGTATGGGTGGTATGAGAATGGTTAATGAGGCTATCAAACAAGAGGCTATCTCTTCAGGTCTTCTTATCCAGGCTGCTGACATCGGTGCAATCACTGGTAAAGGTATGGACTTAAACTTTGGTTTTGCATATACTTCATATGTAATCCCATTCTTGGCAAATGTTAAGTTTGTTCTTAACCCAGCATTTGACAACGTTCATACAAATGATATTGAGAACCCAATCATTGACGGTTTCCCATTATCTTCTTACTCATTCATTATCTTTGACATCACTGACAATACTAATGACAACATCTTCTTGTTGAAATTGTCTTGGGACAACCAATTGAAGTGGTGGTATCAAAATGGTACTATGGACTATATGGGCCGTACACAAGGCTTCCAGTCTTCTGGTCAGTTCAATGGTTACCGTGTAATGATGAGCCAAACAATGCCAGCTATCTGGGTTAAAGACCCAACTAAAGTGTTAAAAATTGTTATGAGAAACCCAGTAACTGGTGGATCATTCTAATCTAAACTAAAACTAAGGGAGGGGGAAACTCCTCCCTTTTTTATATTTAACCAACAAATAATAAAACCAACAAAACATGGAAAATTTCACAATGGTAGAAACCGGTCATGGTACCGTAAAGAAAACAGCAATTGCTGTAAGACCGTTCTTTGACAATGCAGTCTCTAATATGGGACTAGAAAATTATGGCTTATCTCTATATGATGGAGTTAAGCACTTTGAACAACTTGCTTGTCTTGAGCAAAACGGAGTAGTAAGATACCTTACTGGTCTAAATGAATTTGCTCCAGAAATTAAACTTCTTAAAGGAGAAGATAAAGAAGCAAGAATAAAAGAAATTAGAACAGCTGTTGCTGAACTTGAGACAGAGTTAGCAGCTAATGTTTTAGATATTGAGGATGTTCAGTTCTGGAATAAAGTAAAATTACTTAAGCCTGATAATAAAGAATTCTGGAATAGAATTACTATATCATGTGGTAATGAACCATTATTCTTAGATCCTGTAGATCCGTATGATAGAATTAAACTATATGCTATTGAAGCAGGTGGTTTTTCTATTGTATCAAAAAGTTTTGATGATGCAAGATCAAGAGCTGTTCCACCTAAGTTTTACTTAGACAAACAAGAGCAGACAGTTATTGCAAGAACTGAATACAAGAAAATGCGTAACAAAGCACTTTCTGAACTTCAGAAATTATTTGACAAAAACAGTACTAAACTATTCTATGTAGCTAAAGTAGTAGATGGTAACAGTACACAATATAGAAAAGCAACACCTAATGATGTTATGTATGAGAACATGGACTTGTACATTAACGGTGAAGGAGTTGAAAGCAACAAGGAAAGAGCAGCTAAGTCTTTCCTTGAAGCTGTAGGAATGGATATGGAAACACTAAAAATTAAATCAATTGTTAGAGATTCCGTATTTTTTAAGTATATTATTAATAAGGCTGATGGTTATATCTATCATGTTAAGTCCGGTGCAATGTTAGGAAGAAATGTATCTGATGTAATTGAGCACTTGAAGAACCCACTTAATGAGGATGTTCTAATAGATCTTAACAAAGCCTGTGAGAAGTATTGGAATTCTTAATTTAAAAATAAAATGGCAAATATAAAAAATGACCCCGTAAAACCTAAAGTGCAAACTACTAAAGCAGTAAAGGTTACTAATAAACCTAAGAAACAAGGATCTTCGGCATTTAATCAATTTAAACAAGGTATTAAAGATTCATTTAAACCAATTGTTGATGGTATGAAAACAGTATTACCATCTAAAAGAACTAAAGAAGATTTTGTTAAAGGTGTAAAAACTGTAGTTCCATCTAAAAGAACTAAAGAAGATTTTGTTAAAGGTGTAAAAACTGTAGTTCCAAAAAGCAAAAACATTAGAAAATCAATTGAAAGTTCACCAGAATATAAAGCTGCCAAAGGTGTTAAAAAAGCAGTTGGTTATAAAACAGGAGGAATGGTAAACCCAAATGCTTCTGTTTCAGTAGCTAAAGTTTCTAAAGGTAGACCTACTAAATCTACTGAACCTAAGTCAGCAACTAAAAAAGCTACCGGTAAAACAGGTGGTATTAGCAAAGCACCAAAAACTGCAAAACCCTAAAAAATAAATAAAATGGCTGAATATACAACAGGGAAAATTAAAAACCCAAATCCAAGTGTACAAGTTCAAACTGTTCCTGGTAGTAAAGGAACATTTGTTGGACTTAATCTATCAGTATCTGTACAGACAGTTGCTAAAGGACGTGTAGGTGGAATCAGTAAAGCTCCTAAAGGAGCAGAGCCTAGCAAATAACAATGGCTAAGCAAATGCTTAAAAGAAAAGACGGTAGTTATTCCCAGAGAGGTCTCTGGGATAACATCCGTGATGCTAAGGGTTCTGGAAAGAAACCTACTAAGGAAATGCTCAAGCAAGAGAAAAAGATTAAAGCTGCTTCTAAAAAGAAAAAGTAATGGCTCAGGCAAAAACAAAAAAAGTTAAGGTTACTGCCGGTGGTGAAAAACATGTAGTTTATAAAAAGACTACAAAAAGAGGTGAAGGAAAAGTTGGTAATATTATGGTTAACCATCCTACCAAAGATAAAGGTGAATGGGATACAATAGATCTTACTGCAAAAGGTAGAGCAAAAACTCTTAAAGAAGGTATTGCTGATACTAAAAGATGGCATAGAGAAAACCCTAATAAAACTAAAAGAAATGGCAAAGTCTCCAGCATGGCAAAGAAAAGAAGGTAAGAATCCTACAGGAGGTCTTAATGCTAAAGGTGTTGCTTCTTATAGAAGAGAGAATCCGGGAAGCAAACTTAAGATGGCTGTAACTACAAAGCCATCTAAACTTGATCCAGATAGTAAAGCAGCAAAAAGAAGAAAATCTTTTTGTGCTAGAATGTCTGGTGTTAAAGGTCCTATGAAGGACGAGAAAGGAAGACCTACTAGAAAAGCTCTTTCACTTAGAAAATGGAATTGTTAATTATTTATATATCATGAAAAAGACTTCTAAAAAAGCTTCAATAAAAAAATACCAAACTGGTGGTGTAAAACCTTATACAGGTGGTGTAAAACTATATGATGGAAAGGTAACTTTAGCGGGTTCAAATAAAGTTGTTGGAACAGCTGGTACTGCTACTCCTAAGCCTAAGCCTAAGCCTAAGCCTGTTGCTAAACCTAAAACAGGTAGCACCAAACCAAAAAAACAATCACAAGATTTTATATCTAGAGCTAATAGATACATTGATAATTTATTTAGAGATGATGCTAATAAAGCAGTAAGTTCTGCAAATAAAAAAATTCAGGAAAAACTTGATCCTGTAAGAAAAAGTGTTTCTGATACAAATAAAAAAATTCAGAAGAAGTTAGATCCTGTTAGAGATACTGTTGGTAAGGCAAACACACAAACACAAAAAATGTTGGATTCTGTTAGAAGTGGGATGTATGGTAAACCTTCAACTAAAACTACTAAACCAGCTACAACTAAACCTTCAACTAAACCTTCAACTAAGCCTACTACTAAACCAACTGAAACTAAACCTACTACTAAGCCAGCTGCAAAACCTACATATAGTGCAGTAAAAGATATTAAATCTAGAATGATCCCTAATACTTTAGTACCAAAAACAAGTACAAGTTCTAAAACAACTGCTAAAGCAAAACCTACACCAAAACCAAGCACTACTAAACCTACTGCTACTAAACCTGCAGCTACTAAACCAGCTGCACCTAAAACTGCACCAGCTAAAACTGTGTCACAAACATGGGCAGAAAAAACTGGTACTTCATGGTCAGAAGCTAAAAAATTAGGTCTTACTGATGGTTCAGCAAAAGGCAATTTAGCTCTTATGGATAAGTTAAATAAAGGTACTATTGATAAGGCAGCTATTACAGCAATGAAAGATAATTCTAAAGTTCCTATTCGTAGTGTAGCAGGTACTACTGTTACAAAAAGCAATGCTGTTACTCCTACACCAGCTCCTACTTCTCCATCTTATAGTACACCATCTTCTGCACAAATGTCAGGTTCAGGAATGGGTGCAATGGAAAGAATGGAAGGTATGTATAAAAAAGGTGGTAAAGTTAAATCTAAAATGAAATCTAAAAAGAAGTAGTTATGAAAAAGGCTTGTATGAAATGTGGTGGCAAAGTAAAAATGGCTAAAGGTGGATCTACTATGAAAACTAAAGTAGGTAGTGCAACACCTAAAGGACAAATCTATGGTATTCCACAAACTGGACCTACAGGTCCTAACTATCAAGGAATTGACACCATGAAAAAAGGTGGAATTACTAAAGCTAAATTTGGTGCTTCTGTTCCTGTAAAAGATTCTTGTAAAAAAGGACAAGTAAGATCAGCTGATGGTAAATGTGTAATGGAAAGACCAAAGTTTGCTAAAGGTGGCTCTACTAGTTTTGGTATGCTTTCAGTAAAAGCTGGTGTTGATAAAAATCCTAAGCCTACTGCCGCAGATAGAATTGCTGGTGCTAAAATGAAAAAGGGTGGTACAATTAGAAAAAAGAAATAGTCATGGGAATTGTTAATGGTCCAAGTCTTTCTCAAATTGTTTCTAAAAATAGAGAAGAGCAATATAAATCTGGTGGAGAAAGGAAAATGTTAGTATCTTCTCCTATTCTTCTTATGAAGAAAGGTGGTGCCACTAAAGATAAAAAGTGGATTCAGAAAGCAATTAATCCTGCTCATAAGGGGTATTGTACTCCAATGACTAAACCTACTTGTACTCCAAAAAGAAAAGCACTTGCTATTACATTAAAGAAAATGGCAAAAAATAGATAATAATGTTAAATAGTACTATACAGATAAAAGTTAAAGAAAGGCTCAACAAGCTTGACAGTCAGGATTATGATAACATAAACTGCTGGCAAATTTCTGAGGCTTTCAACAAGGCTCAAGTAGAATGGGTTCGTAGACAGCTGCATGGTATTAATATTGTTAAGGAAGGTGATGAAGGTTCTACTAGAAGAAAGGATGACTTACAAGTTTTACTTACTACCGAATCTCTTTCATTAACAGATAAAGAATATTATTACTTTGGAAGTCTTCCGGGAAATTATATGCAGTGGAAAAGAGTAGATGTATATGCTAAGAAAGACTGCTGTGATAAAAGAAGGATGACTGTATATCTTGCAGAAGAAGAAAATTTAAATCAGCTTCTTAGAGATAATCAGAAAAGACCAAGCTTTGAATGGGCAGAAACATTTGCTACCCTTATAGGAAATACAACTCATATTTATACTAATAATGAGTTTGATATCCAGTCAGCCAATTTAATATATTATAGACAACCTAGAAGAATTCAAATTGCAGGTTGTACTAATCCATATGACAATACAGTATCTACTACTAATGTAGAATGTGAGTTTAAGGATGATATTGTAGAAGTAATAATAGATGAGGCAGTAAGTATTATTGCTGGAGATATTGAATCAGGAAACCAATTCTCTAGAGGTACAGAAACTGCTGAACGTAACAACTAAAAAATGGAAGCAAAAAGAATGTTAAAAAGAAATGTTGAACCTACAGCAAGTTATTCTACTGCAGGGTCATCAGCAAACTGTGATACAATGACAGCAGCATGTGCAACAGAGTTAATGAATGCTGCATCAAGTTTTCACAAACTTCACTTAAAAGTTAAGGGTGCGGGTGCATATGCAGCTCACAAAGCTCTTAATGATTTATATGATGCTTTACCAGATCATGCTGACACTCTTATAGAAGGTTATCAAGGTGCTGCAGAAAAAATTCTTGAGTATTCAGAATCTGCACCAAGAACACTTAACACAGTTGAAGAAGCTTTAGCTTACCTTAGAGATATGTACCAAATGGTAAATGGTCTCCAAGCTAAAATGCCTTACTCAGAAATTGTAAATAGTTTAGATACTCTTAAGGACACAATTAACTCTGCTAAGTACAAATTACTTTTCTTAAAATAATTTTGAAAGTTCAAAAACTTTCACTATATTATAGTATATATTTATTAATTAAAACTTAGAAAAATGGCTTATTTTAATCATGCATTCAATAAGAGTTTCCTTATGGATACTTTTACTGAGAAAGCAAAAGGTCAGCTTGGTACTACAGGTAACAAACTTGCTAAAGGGGAGCTTGCTCTTGTTAATGCAAAATCTTGGACTATCCTTGATACTACCTATGCTACTGCTGCTCCTGGTTGTTGTAACATTGTAATTGCTAACGGTTCACTTTATCAGAATGATAAAATTGGTCCTTTTGCTGGTGGTTACTTGGAATCTAACAAATCAAAAGAAATTAACCCTAAGTATGTATCTAGACTTTACACAGTAGAAGCTAATACAGCTCAAGCAATGGTTGTGAACGTAGGTTCAACTCCATTTACTGTAGAAGAGGGTACTGCTAACTGTTGCAAAGAGTTTTTATGTGGTGAGACTTATTACCTCCGTTTGGATGTTAAAGGTTCTCCTGCACTTAGATTCTTAAATCACAATGCATACCTTACTGTAGACGGTTACACAGGATGTTGTGATCCTGCTGCTATTGCACCTGCTCCAGTTGATCCTAGAAAAGTAACAATTTCTTGGGCTTCACAAATTGTAAATTCCCCATTGATTAATCCATTCATTCTTCCTGTTGTAACATTCAGTGATGACAATGGTGCTACTTGGACGCTTTACTATCCAAATAACTTTGATACATCTGTACTTCCTGTAATTGTAGGATTTACTTATGCTAACTATGAAGATTGGACTGAAGAAGCTTATGCTGCTGATATGTGTTCAGGTCTTGTTCTTAATGGTGCTTATGTAGATACTAAATTTGGTGATTGTTCATTCCAAATTTCTGACTTCTATGAAAAAGAGCCTGTAAGAATCTATGCATCTGAAGTAGATCTTAACGGTGAGCCTTGTTTATTTACAGGTATCTGTGTAGTTACTGAGTGTGAAGGTCTTCAAGCTAATGGTCTTGGTGAGTCAGTTCTTCGTGAAATGATCTTGTCAGAATCTTACAGACAATCATTCTTTGCTACTGATATCCGTATTCGTGAGATTACTCAAGGTAACCAAATCTTGGATGCAGTAAACAGAAACTTGTTCTATGATGCACTTTACTTGCAACATAATGTTCCACGTTTCAATAACCCAACTGGTGTATTTGATAATGATCAATACTTACTTCAAGTATATGCATTAGCTGGTGATAATGGTACTCCTGATGGAACTATCAATGCTCAAATTACTGCATTGTACAATTGGTTGAATGCATGGGTTGCTGCTTGTGGTACTACTTGCAACAATGAGTCAATTCAAGCACTTACAAACTGTTCACCAGTTGTTCCTATCCAAGCGGACTAATAATTACAAACTAATAACTAGAAAGGGGAGAGAGAGCTTAGACTCCTCTTCCCTTTTTTATTAAAAATACCTATGGCTAATCACGTATTAAGTTTAGAAGTTCCTACAGTAATGAATACTTGTGTCCTTAAGGTTATGGATACTAGTGTATATTCTGATTTGTTACCAGTTACATGTCCTACATTAAATGTAACTGTTCCTGGATTTACCTATTCTAATCAGATTGAGGGGGCTCAAATGACAGAATTTGTAACAAGTGGACAGATTACATTAACTGCATGTGACCTTCAATTACAAACAACTAACTGCGGATCTCAATATGCAGATCTTCCAGATGGTATATATGTGATTAAGTATAGTGTTTCTCCAAATGATTTAGTATATGTAGAATATAATCATATGAGAATCAGCTATGCATTAAATAGATATTACAAAATTCTTTGTGATGTGGATGTAAATGCATGTGATCCACCATTTAAAACAAAACAAAAGCTTGAGCAATTAGGCTTAATCAAAATGTATTTAGAAGCTGCTAAAGCTAAAGTAGAATACTGTCTTGATCCACAGAAGGGTATGACATTATATAACTATGCTCTTAAGCTTTTAAATAAACTAGATTGTGTAAATTGCTAAAAATTTAAAACCAACAAAATATGGCAACTTGTTCAAACTGTAAAAAAAACTTATCCTGTGGATGTCAGAAGAAGAAAGCATCCGATGGAGCATCAGTATGTAATGGCTGCGTTACTTCTTATGAAGCTAACTTAAAACAAAAAAGAACAATAGTAAGAGCATCTCAGACAAATCAAGTCTGGGGAAAAGATAGATATAATAAAAGTTAAATATGTCAGTTCCACCACCTCCACCACCTCCAGGCTTTTCAATATCATACTATGGCTTTGAACCATGCTGTGGAGGACCTATTGTATACTTTAGATTTGATGGAACAACAGATGCTCCAAATGAAGGCATTAATATTTATAATGGTCCTGCTGCAATTGGATATAATCCTATTACTGACAGTTATGTACCATTAGAAAATAACCAATGCTATAAAGTATTTAGAGGTGAGGCTACTGATCCTGCTAGTCCAATTGATGGTACTAACTATGGAAATTTACAAGTAGTACCTACAGCTTTTGGAACTAATTATATTTGGGATGCTACTAGTACTTATGAAACTCCTTGTGGTGGAGAAGAGTCAGGGTTTTGTCCAAGTTGTGAAACACAGTGTTATGATCTTTGGCCATGTGATGGTGCATTAGTTGCTGTTACAACTGACACAGATCTATCTGCATATTTAAATACTTTTGCATCAATACAAGTAAATGCTGACTTTGGCTTTTCTTGTTACTATGTAACTTTATCTACAAGTTGTATTAATGCAGTTACTGTTGTTGTAGATGGAGATACTCCATGTGTACCATGTGACTGTACTTGCTATGAAATAATTGGTACAGCTAAACTAAACTATGTAGATTGTGACGGTAACCCAATTCAAACATTTGTAAATGGTTATTGGAAAGGATGTACCTTAACATATCCTATTACTGATCCTGCACCAGGACCTAATCTTGTTGTTACAAGTCATGGAGATTGTGTAGATGGTCAGTGTCCGGGACAATGTTATGAACTTGTAGATTGTGAAGGATTATTAGATCCAATTTATACAACAGCTCAATCATTATCTCCATATGCAACATTAGGGCAAACTGTTGTAATTCAAGGATATACAAACTGTTGGACAGTAAATACATCATTAACTTGTGACTGTGCAATTGATGTTGTTGTAGTACAGGTATATGCAGATTGTGCTACCTGTAATCCTGCTCCAAATTATATTCTTTCAAACTGTGATGATTTAAATACAGTAATTTATACATCAACAGATTTAAGTAACTATGTAGGAGAAGTGTTAGAGATTTCTCCAGACTGTCCGGGATGTTGGTTAGTAGAACAAGTTAATGGTCCAATTCCATCTGATGTTCCAATAACAGTTGTAACATCATTTACAGATTGTGAGGCATGTAAAACTACATACTATAGATTATCTGATTGTTTAGAAATTCAACCTGACATAGTTACATTTACAGATCTTTCACAATATATTGGACAGACAATTAAACTTGAGTGGTGTCCTGATATATGCTGGCAAGTATCAGTATCACAAACAAGTGCAGGTGCAGGTCTTTTAGGAGATATAGCAAATGAGTTTAATACATGTCAAGAATGTATTGACACATTTTCATGTGTATGCAAAAGAATTAAAAATCATGATAGTATAGCACACAACTATGATTATCTTGATTGTGATGGTACAGTGCAAACTATTACTCTTCTTTCAGGAGAAAGATCAGATAGAATTTGTATGAAATTATTACTCACTTCTTTTGCCACAGACTATGTAGAAACTTTTGGTGATTGTACTAATGGTGAGTGTCCTCCACAAATCTATCCAAAAAGAACAGTAAGACCTGGATACTCAACTCCTATCTGTAGTACTGAGAAGTATGAAAAGATTACATGCAAGTCTGCTGAGATACTTTATAAACAAGTATTAAACCTTAGATATGGTATTAGTAACTGCTGTCCTGAAGAAGATGATAAATGGTTAGTTAAAAAACAAATAATTGATTTACAAACATTAGTAGATCCAAACTATACATGTACACCTAGTAATTGTGGTTGTAGTTGTGGTTCAACAAACTCTTGTAATTGTCATTAATAATTAGTATATTATAGATATGAAACCTTTGAATCTAGACAATAAACCTTGTAGTCCAATTTCATCTAACTGTGTTATTTGGCAAGGACCAGATATTCCATGCATTAAGTTATGTTCTGGAGATACAGTATCTGATGTAGTATTTAAACTTGCTACAGAATTATGTGCTGTTCTAGATACATTAAATATTACAAACTATGATCTATCATGCTTTAACCTTACTGCATGTGGACCAAATGATTTCCAAGCACTCATTCAATTCTTAATTGATAGAATTTGTGCATTACAATCAGAAGTAACTACTATTGGTGATCCAGCAACAAGTCCAGTAAATACTACTAAAACAACAACAGCTGAAACATTAGTTACTGTTGCACCTTGTTTTGTAGTAGGTAGTGTTACTGTAATGACTGTATCTGAATATGCACAAGCAATTGGTGAAACAGTATGTTCTCTTGCTACACAGATTACAGCAATACTAAATAGTATAAACAGTTTAGATATTAGAGTAACTGCATTAGAAGCTGCACCAGCTCCAACATTTACAATTCCTAGTATTATTGTAGATTGTAGTTTAAGTCCTGCAGTACTTTCAGGAAATTCATATCAAATTGATGTTGTCTTAGATGCATTAATTAATGATGACACAAGAGGTTATTGTTCATTAATTGCAGCTACAGATGAGCCTGCAGCTATTATTCAAGCAGTACAATCTCAATGTATTGCGGATTCAGATTTAACATTAACAAGTGGAATTCCATTTATTGCAGCATATGCTGGTTCATGGGTGGACAATGGAAACTTATATACAGCTGCCAATGCAATCAATAATTTATGGTTAGTTGTTTGTGATATATACAACTATCTACAAGAAGGTATAACAGTAACTGTTTTACCAACATCAACACTTAATGTAAGTTTTAATCAGTTAACTAGTAATGAATTTACATTATCAGCAGCTATAAAAGATTCTGGTTGGATAGATTTAGAAGGTTTTGATTATTATGCAGGTGGTATTCCAAAACCTCAAATAAGAAGAATTGGTAATGAAATTCATTTTAGAGGAGATATTTATGTTCCATTAGATAATCCATCTTCACCAGGAACTGTAGTACCATTAACTAGTTTAACTTATTATGGTATTAATGAAACTACTTCTTATAATAGTATAAATGGTTGCACCCCTTTTACTGGAATTGGAGGAGTTACAATAAGCATTCCTGATAATGCAATTTTATTTAACAATGCAACTTCAGTTATTCCAACAGGAATATTAGGTGCATTAACTAATTTAGATGGATATAGTTTTATTAATAGTGAAATAATTTATAGACCTATTAATCTTAATGGAACATATGGTTCAGTTCTTACAGGTATTATAAGAGTAAGATTAACTAATGATGGAATATTAGAATTATATACTTTAGAAAGTAGTGAGAAAAGTGATATAAGAATTGCAGCAGCAGGAAGTTCTCATTTAAGATTAATCACAAGCAATGTTCAAAGAACATATAATGTTCCAAATAATTCTGGTGCAACAGCTACAATTCAAAATGCTCCAAGTGCTGCAACATATTCTCCTGATTTAGATGCGTTTGCATTAACATGGCCATTTGATTGTAATGCTGCTAAAGCTGATCAGATTGGAGGATTTAGTTTTAAAATAGATGGTTTAAAAGCATATATACCAGTTTGCTCATTAGATACAGCATATACAGGTTACGTATGTCCTTAATAATATAAGTTATGTCTTTAAATAAATGTAAAAATTGTGGGTGTGAAGATGCATTAGTTACTCTTCCAGCATTTCCAACTCCAGCAGGATGCCCAGATCCAGAACCGTGTTCTGAAGTATTTGACGCACAGTGTGTAATTTATACAGGTGATCCTATTGTATGTAATGGTGATACTGTGGTTCCAACTAATACTAATATGGCAGATGCTCTACAACTAATGGTAGCATACTTCTGTCCTCCTCTTTAAAAGAAGTTACAGTTTGTTGGTTTCTGTGACAACAAGGCAAAGCCCCTGCACTCGCGGGGGTTTTGTTTTATGCTTATATTTGCTAAAGTGAGTTATTTTTAGTATATTAATCTATATAGTATGAAGGAATTTAAAAAGCCGGATGTTAAAGCTCCAAGGTTTAGACCAAAGGCCTATAATATTTTTACTAAGAAGTTCTTTGCAGAGTTTAAAAATAAGTATCCTAAATATGCTCACTTAAGTAATAGTGACATAAGACAGATAATAAAAGGTTATAACAAATTAATGTTTCAGACTGTAATAGACAAAAGAGATGGTGTTCTATTTCCTGAAAATATAGGTTGGCTTTTTATAGGAAGTTGTGAACAGAGTGCTAAACAAAATGTGGACTACGGTAAGTCACATAAGTATGGTATGACCGTAACAAATAAAAACTGGGACACTGATGGTAAACTTGCAAAGATATTTTTTACAAGTTATGCATTAAAGCACAAGATGAAGAACAGAGAGTATTGGTCTTTTATTGCATGCAGAGAGTTTAAAAGAACTGTTTCTAAAACATATCCAGAAAACTGGAATATGTATATAGCAGTAGAGTCTAAAAATAAACTCCGTGAAATATATCAAAAAGCTTTTAAAAAATATGTAGGTAAAAAATTACAGGAGAAAGGCTTAGAAACTTATAATGATTTTGACCTATGACAACAATTGGTGAAGCAGTATCTAGAGTAAGAAATGTTCTTAAAGGAGTTAAGGAAGATCCTTTCTTAACTGATAGAACTATATACTACTCTATCTTAAAGTATGCTAAAGCTCTTATTAAGAGAGAAGATAATCAATTTAGACTCATGAGAATGAGTTCTATTTTTCAAGTGCTTCCTTATATTGAACTGATAGATGTAGATAAAGTAGAAGCTGGTTGCATTGGTGTATATTCCGGTTGTTATTTTAAAAGATCTAAAGAAAAAGTTCCAAGTATTCTTAATGGAATGTTTGGACCTATTATCCGTACTGTATCTTCAATAGATGGTACTATAGAGTTATTTAGAACTGAACCTGGTACTTGGGTCTCTATGACTAAAACTACAACTTTTAAATATAACAAGAACAGATATTTCTGGTACTTAGATGGTTACTTATACTTTCCTAATATTGATTGGGATGCTATAAGAATGGAGGCCATCTTTGAAGGTACTGTTGATACATGTACTTCAGATGATTGCCTTATAAAACAAGATCAGAATATGACAATACCTGAATACTTGTTTGCAGAAGTAGAACAATTTGCTATTAAAGAATTAACTACCATGATGCAGATTCCACAAGATAATGCTGATGATGGCCAAAATGTACTTAGGTAATGGATTTTAACTACACACTAAAATATAGAACCTTTGATCAATTGTTAGAAGATGTAACAGTTGATCTCAGTTCTTTTGCTCTAGAAAATATGATAGAGCCGCAGCAATTAATTAAAGTTGCTAAAAGAGTTACCTATGAACTTGGTTTAAGAGTAAATCAAACTAAGGAAGTTTTATTAGAAGTGTGTCACGGTAAAGTAAAATTACCAGATGATTTCTATACATTTAACTTTGCAGCTATCTGTGGAGAACATGTTCAACAGATTGGATATGATGGATGGATGGGTGGAACTAATATTCAAGAAATTCCATATGTAGAAACTCCAGCTCATGTAGATGTGTGCAGTCCTATTACAGTAAACTGCGCTGTATGCAATGCAAACCCATGTAACCATACTGCAGCATGTCTAGATAACACATGTCCTCCTACATGCGCTCCTAATGTTATTCCAACAGAATATAATCCTTTAGCTCCTTATGGAGATGTTTGTACAAGACCAAGAGTCTTTATGAATTGTAAAGGAGAACAGTATGAACTTGTTCAAGTAATTAATCAATCTAATGTTAGAGTCTGGAAAAATCTTATTCCATTAAGAATGAAGGCTAGTCAAGAAATAGACTGTAACTGCCCTAACTTATATTATAACGTTGCTAATCAAGGATGGATCAAAGGAGGATACCTATTTACTACTTTTGAAACAGGTACTGTATACCTTAATTACCAAGGTCAAATGGAAGATGAAGAAGGTACTTTACTTGTACCTGATCATGATCTTCTCAATGAATTCTATGAGTATGCTCTTAAGCAAAGAATCATGGAAAATCTTTATATGAATGGAGAAGATGTTTCTCAAAGAATGCAACTTGTAGAACAAAGATTAAAAGCTGCAAGAAACAATGCAATGAGTTTAGTTAACACTCCAAACTTTAGAGAAATGGAACAGGTTTGGTTAACAAACAGAAAAGCAATGTATAGTAGATACTATGACATGTTTAAGTCATATGAGCCTACTAGTGCATTTAGAAGAAGATTGAATTCATCAACATTGTTTTAACCATGGCCAAAAAGAATATACAAGATAGTGCACAAAGAACATTAAATACATTTGTAAAGGGTCTTAACAAAGATTCTGATCCTACATATGTACAAGAAGGGATGTGGACGCATGCAAGAAATGCCATGAATAATACTATTGGTGGTAACTTAGGTACTTTATCTAATGAAGCTTCAAACTTTGTTTGTGGTATTAGTGGTACTACAATGCCTTCTACTGTTACTAGTATACATATAATTGGAGCCATCCAACTCTTTTCTGATAAGTGGATTATTTACACAGCTGGTCATAATTCTCAAGGACAACCAGTAATGTCTGAGATAGGTTTATTTGAAGAAGACAGATGTATTTATAGACCTATTGTACAAGATGCATGTCTTAATTTTGATAAAAGATATTTAGTTACTGGATCATCTAGAGAAAAAGAAGACTGTAGCTGGCAAGTATACTGGGCAGATGGATTAAATCCTGATAGATATCTTAATGTTGGAGATCCACAAACATGGCCATCATATGATGCTCAATGGAATGGTGCCGGACCTTTAGTTAACTTTTACACTTATCCTAATGGTCATCAAGAACTTTGGCCTGGAGTGCAATGGAATCAAGACTGTGAAGTAATAACAGATTGTACAGACAATTCTGATTTATGTAAACAATGTGAAAATACAAACTCCCTTAACTGTGATCAAATCAGATTAGCAAGGTTAATGGAAACACCTTGTTTAAATTTAAGACTTGGTAATGAAGGAGGAGAAATTAGAAATGGTAGTTACTTTGCAACTATAGCATATGCCATTAAAGGACAGAAAGTAACAGATTATTTTTCACCTAGTAATGTACAACCTGTATGGACTGAAAATGCTGTAGGTGGTTCATTAGTTTTAGAAGTTCAAGCTGACTCAGAAAACTTTGATGAGTTTGTTTTAGTTATGGTTGCTAATGTAAATAATACAGCCTATGCTAAAAAGATTGGTTTGTATTCTACTAAGACTTCAGTAATTGCACTAGATCAAATTAACCCATCTTTAGATAGTGTTCCACTTTCTGTTATTCCAATTCAGACTCCTGTATTTGAAAAGTCTGATCAAATTACAGAGGTAAATAATTATTTACTTAGAGTTGGTCCTACTACTAGATTTGATTTTAACTATCAACCATTAGCTAACCAGATTCAAGCTAAATGGGCTTCTGTAGAATATCCTGCAGATTATTATGTAAATGGTGGAAGTAAGCCAAGTTATTTAAGAGATGAAGTATATGCATTCTTTATCCGTTGGATATATGATACAGGAGATAAGTCTGCATCATATCATATTCCAGGTAGAGTTCCACAATCTTATACTGCTCCTGACGGTATAACTTATACTTCAGAAACAGATCCTTTAATAGATAAGAACTCTCTTCAAGTAGATGATAGAGTATTTGATGTATACAACACTGCTAAACAATTTAATACTATACCTTCTACACTTACTACTAATGACGGTGGTACTGTAATAGCCGTTGGTGATATGGGTTATTGGGAGTCTACGGAAGTATACCCTACTACTCAACCAGAAGTATGGAATGCTAGTTGTCATTGTTGGACAGGTAGACAAGCACAGATATCTAAGGAATTTGATTTATGTGGTGTGCATATTAGACACCATAAGTTCCCAGATAACTTATTGACTGATAATACTTTACATTTTAAAAGAAATCCTAATTCATTGTCTGATCCTAATAATCTTAGGATTAGACTTATGGGTGTATACTTTGAAAACATTGCTTATCCAAAAGATAATGATGGTAAAGATATTCAAGGTATTGTAGGGTATGAAATCTTAAGAGGTTCTAGAGAAGGTAATAAGTCTATTGTTGCTAAAGGATTGGTTAACAACTTTAGAACATATGAAATAAGAGGTAACGGTAAAAATAATTCACAGTATTATTCAAATAGAAAAGGTCTATACCGTAACTATCCTTTTAATACTATTAAACCTTTTTATAACTCAACTGATCCTAATGATCATAACTATAGTTATAATGATCCGTTTATTAAAATACCAGATACTGAGGATGATAAAAAAGTAATCAACCAAGGAATGCCTAAAGAGTTGATTACATTTCACTCTCCAGATTTAATGTTTAGAACTCCGTTCTTATCTGCTAGTGAACTTAAACTATATGGTTATTTAAGAGGAAGATCACAACAACAATTTATTGAGCCTAATAAGCATCCTAAATTTAAATTACTTTCAGATGCTACTTTAATTCCTGCATTCCTTACTGGACTTGTAGAAGCTGCATTATCTTTAGTTGGTACTAGAACATATAATACTCCTAAAGTAGATAATATTAATCCTGCATTATATTTACCTCCAAGTTCTACAACTATAGCTACTGCAGCACAAACTTATGAAACTGCTATTACAGATTGGTATAACAATGGTGGTTTGGTAGTAGATAGTTTAGCCGCTTTAAGTCCTATACCTATTCCTACTACGGGCACACTTGCAACAGATGCTTATAATGTAGCATTAAATGCGAGTGCAGCAGCAGGTGTTATTTCTCCATGGAATACTACATATAATGTTCAGATGCCACCGTGGGCATATTTAGATCCTGTGTCTAAAGCTCTTTATGGAACATCATTCTTTGCATACTATTTTACAGAAGGATTTGATACTGCTTTAAATGTTATTAAAGCTGCTATACCTTATACTCAGTATGCACTACAAATGATATCATATGGTTTTTACTCAGACATGAGAAAACCAACATATCAAGATACTTCAGATAATGGGTTATTTAGATTTTCTGTAGAAGATCAGTTCTATATTAAAGATTCTGTACAAGAGATTCCTTATTATCAAGGTCAGTCTAGTGCTTATAGCATTAACAACCTTCAAAGACAGTCTACGGTAACTCTTAGAACTAAAGCTGGTCCAGAGTATAATGGTAATAAAACTACCGGTCCTGACTTTATTAAAGAAGCCAGTGGTTTTGTAGACCAGTCACTTACAACCATTGGTCACATTCAACAAGATGGTGTTGTAAGTCCTAATACATTATCTGTATTAGCACCATCTGGATTAAATCTTCCTAACTTTATTACTCCTGATACACCATTTGGTTTGCCAATTGCAAGTCATTATGCTGCTATTAAAAATAGAATTAGAAATCAGTATGGTCAATTAGATGGAATCAAACAAATTATTATTACTCCATGTGAACAAAAGTTTGATTATACAACATTACCGATTATAGGTCCTTATGTTTGTAATGGTGTAAACTATACAACTAGATTAATTAATAGAACTCCTATCTTCTTTGGTGGAGACACATATATCACTAGATATACAGAAAAGAATAATATGTTCTTTTTCTATGATTGGTTGTACAATAGTCCAGATGGAACTGAGTATAACTATTTGTTATACCAACAAATAAATCAGCCAAGATTCTGGGCTAATTCTAGTTCTTATGATTCATCTGATGCTACTCCTGATATTTCAGGTGGTGGATTACCAACCGTTGGTACAGGATGGAAACCAAGTAAATTTTATAATCTAGATTTTAATGTTAGTAACACTAGATTTTATGATTACACAAATGATGTTGTACAAAAAAATCTTGCAGGAGATAGTTATGCTGGATTCTGGAGAACTAAAGAAGCATATTTTTATTTAGCTTCTTCTTCAGTTATAGACTTTTTTGTAGAAAGTGATGTTATTATAGATTTTAGACAAGCCGGTGACTATGAATGGGAAAAACATTATGACCCATATAGATACACGGATCTGTATAAAATGTTTGAGTTAAATCCAGATAGTGTTACTGAAAACTCTTTATATAGATATGATTACTCATTGAGTATATCTAAGATGTTTTCACAGTATCTTACTTCAGGTAATTTACAAAGCAGATACTATAATCCTGAGGTAGCTAAGTTATGTTATACTTACTACCCTGATAGAATTTATTATTCATTACCTGTACAGTTTGAGTCATTTAAAGATAGTTGGTTTGTATATCTAGTAAATAACTATAAAGAGTTTCAGTCACAGATCAGTGGTGTTAAATCAATTAATAAAAGTGGTCTCTTTATAACATTTAAAAATGCCAGCCCAGTAATGTATCAAGGTGTTGATACCTTAGAAACTGATCTAGGTACTAAAGTAACTATTGGAGATGGTGGATTATTTAGTCAACCACCTCAGTCTGCTACAAATGCTGATAGACCATATGAGTATGGTTCATCACAAAATAGACTTTCTATAGTTGCTACACCAGCAGGTATTTACTATGTGTCTCAAAATCAAGGTAAGATTTTCCAATACTCTGGAGGACTAAAAGAAATATCTCAAACTGGTATGAAATGGTGGTTTAACTATTTTATGCCATATAAGCTTACTGAAGACTTTCCAGATTACCCATGGGTAGATAATCCAGTAGCTGGTATTGGTTGCCAAGCATTATATGATAATGATAGTTCTGTAGTTTATTTTACTAAAAAAGATTACAAACTAAAACCAGAATATGTAGGACTGACTACTTATATTCCTATGGATGCTAAAAGCAAAAAAGATTATTTTGTGGTTACAGCATTCCCTGGTACAACATTCTCACTTGGAGATCCTACTATATTTGATGATGCATCTTGGACAGTAAGTTATGACCCTAAGAATGATTTCTTTATCTCATTCCATGACTGGCATCCTGATTTAACTCTTGCTTCCAAAAATACTTTCTTAACAGTTAAGAATAATGGTATATGGAAACATAACATGACATGTAATGATTACTGTAACTTCTATGGTACAGAATATCCTTTTGAGATTGAACTTCCTGTAATAACAGGTGAGACAGTTACAACTATTAAATCTGTAGAGTATTTATTAGAATCTTACAGAAGAGGTAAAAACAATTGTGTTGATCAATTCCATGTGTTAGATTATAACTTTGATAAAGCAGTAATCTATAACTCAGAGCAAATTTCAGGATACTTAAATCTTAACCTTTATCCTAAAAACAGTATTGCTCTAGCACAAGAATACCCTAAGCTTAATCAATCTAACTTACAGTCTTTTGATATCTTATTTAGTAAAGAAGAAAACAAGTATAGATTTAACCAGTTCTGGGATATTACTAAAGACCGTGCAGAATTTCCTATTGGTTCAGATTATCCACCAACAGGAGCGGTAGTGCCTGGCACTACTGTAATTCAAGGTAACTATGCAGATCAACCGTTATGGTTAACTGCACCTAATGGTTATATCAGAAATATTAACTCTGCTGCTGTAGATTATAATAAACCAGAATTACAAAGAAAAAAGTTTAGACACTATCTTAATTACATTAATCTATATAAGGAAAACCCTGGAGATGTAAACATGATAGTTAAACTTGTAAATACTAAAAGTCAAATATCTCTTAGATAATGGAAGAATACTTTAGCAAGTTTACCAATAAGGGTTTACCTGGTGGACCTAATGAACTAAAAGCATTTACAGAAGGTTTTATTACATCTTCTGAAGGTCAGTGGGCTTACCCAGGTATGAATACTTTGATACCTAATGCAGATGGTAGAATTACTATGCAGGGTGTAGATTATCCTGTATTAGGTATTGATGACCTTGGTAATCAGATGATGATGCAACCAGGAGAAGAATATCAGTTTCCTGGAGATTCTGTGTATGAAATACCTATGAAGAAAGGTGGATTAGTTAAGATGCCTAAGCTTACTAAGAAAAATAAAAAAGCTTATGATAAAAAATTCTCTCGTAGTATAGATGCTACAAGTAGATTGTTTACTGAAAGTCCTTTATTTGCAAAACCTAAATCTAAGAAAAGAAAAATATTTGATCCTAAGTCACAATACCAGGATGGTGGTATAATGGATCAAGGGGAACCAACTGGTGGAGTAACATCACAAGAAGAAATTGATGCAGCTAATAATGCTATGATGAAAGCAAGATTAGCATATGCTCAAATGCATGGTAATCCTGCTGCTCAAAGAATGGTAGTAGCTCCTGATCAACCATATGTATTTGATCATGGTGATACTGGAACTCATTTTATGGCATCTATGGATAATTATGCAGTACCATTAATACAAGATGTTAATGGTCAACTTATGCTTGGTGATTTTGGTCCTGAGTCTGCAGAAGCCATGCGGTTTGATAATCCTGAAGATGCCATGTACTTTGCAGAACATTATAAAGAAATTACTCCAGATGAATCTTATAGAAAGGAATATCCAGAAGAAGATTATATAGAAGCAGAACTTACTCCAGAAGAAATAGAGGAGTATAGAAAGGGAGGGTATATTATTGAAGATTTAGAAACATATCCTAAAGGAGGTGGACCAGGTAAAGGTAAAGATACAGGTAAAAAAAGTACAAAATTTAAACCTAAAGGAAATGTTGCACCCTTTGTAACATCAGATCCAGAAGAGTATGCTTATAGGAAAGCAGCTTATGAGGATAGTTTATCAGTGGCTAATACTAATAATAGAATTATGCCTAAACCTATGAGAAGGAGTACATACTATCGTCCATTTACAAATATTCCCTATCTTACTATAAATCCAAGAAAAACAAGAACTACTATAGAAAAAGATAAGTCTGTTGGTATAGATCGTTTGAATGAAGGCGCACAGTCTAGGGCTTGGGAAGACTTTATGTATAATCAAATTATGCAGGATAAAAAATTGTACCCAGATGTAGAAAATTACCCTGTTGCGTGGGAAACAAAAAGTAATTTTTTTCCACATCATATTGATGGATTTTTTGGTGATTCTAAAGAGGGTACGTGGCATAGTGATACTAAACCTAGATATCAACCACCTAGACAAAAGGTAATATTTCAAAAACCTCCAGTGCCTTCTAAAACAAAGCCAAAACCAAAAGAACATCAATATCCTACAGAGTATAAACCTGTAATAAATAATGTTCCAAAAAGTGCACCAGAAGGAAAAAAAATAATAGGTGAAGAAGAAGTACAACAACTAGATTCTAAAACAGGAAAGGTCACAACAGTTATTAATCCTGTATATGAAGATCTAGAAAAACCAATACCAACTCTTCATCCTACTAGAGTTAATCCGGAGTTAAAGAAATTTATATATCCAGAAACTACAACTGATGAAACTACAACTAATGAAGATACAGAAGAAGTAGAAGAAGCTATTACACCGGAAGAACAAGTTTATATTGATGAAGAGGGGAACTATGTAGATATGGGAAGAAAAGGTATACTACCTGATTTATATATTGATACACATAAGCACAAGTTTTCAACTCCTAAATATAGAGTAAGAAGACCTGGTCATGGTGGAGACTTGGTAAAAAGAGTAGGTACAAACTATCATTATCTTCCAGGTATAGAAAGAGGCTTGAGTAGTCAATCATATATGGATTACAAACAAGATGGTGGAGAGTATGAAGAAGCTGAACTTACAGATGAAGAAATAGAAGAATACAGAAAAGGTGGTTGGGTTGTAGAAGAGATTGAAGAATATGATAATGGTGGAGGTGTAAACTTTCAATCATATGAACAACAACTAAGACAACTAGAGAACTCAGTAAAAGCTGGTTATAAAGGAGGTAAATGGTATCCACATGATAGTGTAGAAGGTGGTAATAAAACTATTGGTTATGGTCATAAATTATCAGGTAAAGAAAACTATTCTCAGGGACTTACTACAGCTCAGGTATTAGCATTACAAAAAAAGGATTTAGCTAGACATACAAACATTGCTAAATATACAGTTGATAAAAAATATGGAGCTGGAACATTTGATAAGTTACCGGAAAGTAGAAAAGTATTACTTGTAGACTATGCATATAATGGTGTACTACATAAGTTTCCTAATTTTATGGCGGCTACTGTAAAAGGTGATAAAGCCGGAATGTTAAAAGAATATAAGAGATACACTAATGGTGCTCCTTTATCACAAAGAAATGCATGGACAAGATCTGTTATTGAAGGCACAAGTCCAGCTACTAAACAAGTTAATACACCTAAAACATTACCTGCCAAACCTACGGCTAAAAAACAAGCAGTTAAAAAACCTGTTACACAGCCAGTTGCAAAACCTAAGTTTAGTGTTAATGAAACATTTTCTTATGATCAAAGACCAGGTGCAGTATATAAAGTAGCTGATTCAGGAGATTGGTTTATTAACTTAGGTAATGACACTCACAATGAATTTGTAAAACTTAATGACCCTACAGGAAAGAGAACAGAACTGTTAAAAAAATATGCTCATATGAATGAGGTACCATTAGATCAAATTCTTAATAGAATAAATAATTCAGGTAACTATGACTCAAGAATAGATCTTGGTTATGTGCCTGGACAATAAACAATTAAAGTTTAAACAAGTAATTTTAATTTAGTATATTTAGTTATAGACCTCACATATGAAAAAAAGAGTCAGACTTTATAAAGCACAAGAAGGGATGCAAGTCCAAGACCCTCAGCAACTTCAGCAAATGTTAATTGCTAAAGTACAATCAGATAGACAGCAAGGTGTACCTGTAGAAGAAACTGTATATAATATTTATAACAGTTTTCAGAATATGTTTAATGATCCATCAGAAGTACAAGAGTTTGTTACTTCTGTTTATGAATCTATTGAAGCTCAGGAACAGCAAGTGGATCAACAAATGCAACAACAACCAGAGAATGCGGACGTTGATGATATGCAAGATCAAATTGCTGCACAGGCTGAAGCTGAAATGCAAAGGGCACAGATGGGAGCACAAGTTGGTAACCCATCTTACTTTACCGGTATTGATGCATATGTTCCACCAAACTATGTTGATATGATGTCTAACCCAGCATTTGCTTTTGGAGGTCAGAAATCACAATATGTGAAGCAAGGATTAGCTATTGCTAAAAAGCAGATGGGTGGTCAAGAAGATCCAGCAACAAGTGGTCCTGATGAAATTGGTCAGAATGAAAGAACACAAAAGCTTAAAAGTTTTGTAAATAGCCTTAAGACAGAAAGTACTATGGCTAATCTTAAAAAACAATTAGAGCAGCAGTATGATCAAATGATGACGTATGCTCAGGATGGTGGTGCACAAGACTATACTCATTATACTCATGGTGATGAGGATGTCTTTCATGATGAAATGAACTATCTTGTAGAAGCACAGTATGGTGGTATGACTAATAGACAACAAAGACAATTACAAAAGTCTATGAGTAGAATTCCATTTGGTGCTGTACCAACTACTCCAGTATCTAGCATTGATGTTAGAAGATCTGGCATGTTTGGTAGACCAAAAGAATATACTATAAATTTTGCTAGTCCTTTACAGGCTATTGGAGCTCCGGGTGGAGCAGGTGCTTATGGATATGGTATTGAACAATCTAATGCAAGAAAAACAGAAGGTAAAAAAGGTACTGTAACTATACCAGGTGGTTCTACTACAACTACACCAGAAGATAAACCAGCTGATAAAAAAGAAGATACTAAAGCAACAGAGACTGAAGGTGGTAGTGGATCAGGTGGTTCTGGTGGAGGTTCAGGAACTGGTGGTGGAAATACAGGAGAAGATAATACTGTTGTACAAACACCAAAACCAGCAACGGGATCTAATTATCAATACATTCCTGGTAGACCATTTGTATATACCAAGTCTGCTGATGGCAACTCTTGGTTGTATAAAAAAGAGAATGATGATAATTGGAGCACAGTAACTAATCAAGATGCATTAGCTACACTTAATACAGGACAATCTAAGTCTGCTCAATTAGTAACACTAGAAGGAAAAGCTGGTTACTACTATAGAAGACGTAATGATGGCTCTTACATTAAATATAAAGGTAATCCATCTGAACATTATGAAGGAAAAACTCCTGTTAAAATAGACAGTAAACCTGTTGTTATTAAACCAGGAGATAAAACATATGACTATTTAGATAAGAATTCTACTTGGAACGTAAAACCTTATATCCCTAAAGCAAAACCAAAAGCAAAACCAGAAGAAAGAACTTTAGAGGAAAAAAATCTAGAGGCTCTACGTGAAGTTTTTCCTGATGGAAAACGTCCAGAAGCTATTGGTGTTCCTGCATTTATGGATTATGGTTTAGTACCTACAAGTTTTGCTATGACATTCCCAGGTGTTGCACAAGCTCTTTTAGGAAGCGGTGAAGCTGCCGGTTTATTAGGAGCTGGAGAAGCAGCTGCTGCTGAACAAGGTGCTCTTAGTGCCGGAAGACAACTACTTAACCCTGGACAGGGTATGTTAAATCCTGGACAAGGTATGCTTAATCCGGGTCAAAGTTTATTAAATCCAGGTCAAGGTATGTTAAATCCAGGTCAAGGTTTATTAAATCCACCTCCAGGTTTTCAATTTAGAATGCCATTTGAAGATGGTGGTAATGTAATGAATCCAGGAATGGATGTGTATGGTAATCTACAAAGATTTGTATATGGTGGAGGAGATGATCCTTCTATACCATTTATTAATCAAGCAGACATGAACTATACTAATTCTAAAGATACTAGTGATGCTTATTTTCAAGATGGTGGTTCTAATTTTAGAGCAGCTAATCCTACTAATGAAATAAATCCAGCTACTGGTAAGAAATGGACTTGGGAAGAATGGGAAGCACCCGGAGCACCCGGAGCTAGAGCAACTGAAGAAGAAGTAAATGCAGAAGACATACAAGGTTATACAGTAGGTCCATTTGATAAAGCTATCAACCAGGTTAATCCTACTTACCAATCTGATGCAAGTTTTCAAAACTTATTTCCTAACTATCAAGTAAATCCTGGAACTAGACAAACACAACAAGGACAACAAATGCCTAATGGTTATCCAATGAACTATCCTGGTATGGGCATGTTTAGTAATGGTTCTATGATGCCATGGTATGCTGGTTCTTGGAACAAAGTTACTAAGGGTCCTTACGGTGCTGATGGTCAATCATTTAACATGCCGGGTGTTCCAGGTGGAAACATTTCTAAGATAGATGTTACTAAGTCAGGGCTAATGGGAAGACCTAAAAAGTATTCTATTACTTATAATAATCCTAATCAATTAGCACCAAGAACAAATACTCCTGGTACAACAACTCCAGCTGCTAAACCTGCGGATGCAAAATCTACACCTACTTTTTCTAATACAGAAGGTTTAAATCCATTTACTAGAAGTAAAGTTGCTTTAGGTGAATTTACTTCTAACATGCAAAGAAACAGAGGTGAAAGAAAGTATGGTACGCCAGAAGAGCAAGCTAGAGAGTTTGAAAGAGCAAACCCTATGCAAAAGATGGCTACCAATCCATTAAACCAAATGAGAGTGTCACCTACTAATACAGGTACATTTGATAGAGGCTTTATGAGAACTAATCCACTTAATAGAATGAAAGTTAATCCTACTACTAGAGGTGGATTAAGAGGTGCTCAATATGGTGGAGATATGGATATGTATGCAACTGGAGGAGATCCACTTCATGCATCTGTAGACCAAGATGAAAGACTTGAACCACTACCGGTTAAAACTCTTGGTGATCTAAAACCATTAGGTCAACAAATGATGATGGATAGTAGAAAGAATATTGCTGATGAAGCAAACTTTGCTCCAGAAGAATATACTGTAGACTATAAAGTTAAGAATGCATTTAATGTAAACTTCCCACAAGCAATTAGCGCTGCTAATGCTGGTGTAAATAAATTAGCTTCTTTCTTAGGAAGAAGACAGGAAGAAGATTTTAGACCACTTACCCATGAAGAACTTACTGGTACAATGGCTAGAAGACAAGAAGGAACACATGATGAATATGGTAACTACATTCCTGATAAACAAGCTAATCTAAGTAATAGCCTTTACTCTAAATATGGTGGTTCTACTGTAGGTGATGAACTTGATATGACTGATGAAGAAATAGAAGAGTTCTTAGCTAATGGTGGTGAATTAGAATTTATATAATTTTATAAGATGTTAAGAAGAGTTAAAATCAAAGCAATTCCTAAAGCCAGAACTGGATATCAAGTTAATGGTTCATTAATGAATGATATTTCTGTATGGGGTGGTGGTGACTATGCTAGACAATCTGGTATTCCAGAACCTGAGGTTAAAGAATCTATTGGTGCAGTACCAAGAGAAGACGCAAACTTAGAAGCGGAAGGTGGAGAAACTGCTGTAGTAAATACAGGAAGCATTCCAGCATTTTATAAAATTCAAGGACCAAGACATACAGAAGGTGGTGTTCCATTAAATCTACCTGATGAAAGTTTTATCTTTAGTGATACTAGATCAATGAAGATAAAAGATCCTGCTGTTCTAAAAAGATTTGGATTATCTCCAAAACAAGGAGGTTATACTCCAGCAGAAATTTCTAAGAAGTTTGGTCTTAATCAATATGTAAAAATTCTTAGAGACCCTAACTCAGATAATATTTCTAAAAAAACAGCAGAGCTTATGATTAAGAATGCTGTAATTAAATTAGGAGAACTTGCATTAGTACAAGAATCTAAGAAAGGATTTGAACAAGGCATTCCAGAAATTGCTAAACCAGCTTTAGAAGCTAAAGGTATTTCACCTGAAGATATCATGCCACCAAAACCACAAGAGCAAGTACCACAACAAGATATGCCAGAACAAATGCCTAGTGGAGCTCCTATTGCTACACCAGAAATGATGGCGCAGTATGGTATGGAGATGGGTAGTTTTTATCCAGAGTTTGCTTACGGTGGATTTTTTCAAGATGGTGGTGGACAAAGAGCTCTTACTCAAGCTGAACTTGAAGAGAGAAGAAAGAAAGCTGAGAATATCAGAAAAGAAAAAGGTACTAGTTGTCCTCCAGGATATGTAAAGTTAGCAGATGGCACATGTGCAAAAGGTTCAATTACTCCAGGAAGTGCTAGTAGTACGTTAGGAAAAGCAAAACCTGGAACAGGTGCACCTAATCAAGCTTGGAGAGATACCATATGTAATCAGTTATCTAAAGGTGTTTCTCCGCAAGAACTTGCTTCACAAGGACATGGTACTGTAGCTGGTTTAACATCTCAATTTGCAGACTGTATTAAGAAAGGTGAGTCAGCTACTCCAGGAAAAGAAGAAGTTGACTTCTTACAGTTAGAAGAACCGCCTGGTGATAGCTCAATGGATACTTGTACTTGTGTAGATCCAAAAACTGGAAAAGAAGTAACAAGAGCTCTTATGCCTGGTGAAGAATGTGATTGTCCTGATGGTTCTGAAGGAAGTACTGAATCTGGTGCTATGGGTATGACTCCTCCAAGAAAAAGAAGTGGTCCATGGTTACAAGATGTTATGGATGTTACAGGAGCTGCAATAGATCAAGCTAGTATTAATAAATATCTTCCTCAACGTACTGATGTAGATTTAGTTAAACCAGATCTACATACCTTTGACCCTACCGCATTGTATAACCAAATCACAGGTGGTAAATATTTTGGTGAGTTTGCAGGAGACCCTAGACAAGCTAGTGCAAGACAAAGTCAATTGGCTGGTCAGTTTGCAGAACAACTTGCTACTATTGGTAATCAGTATAATACTATGAACCAAGGAGCCGGCCAACAACATGAGTATAAAGTCAATGACTTAGAGAATCAAGAAAGAGGTATGGATGCTGCATCTGAGCAACAATACTTAGATAGATCTGCTATTGCAAGAAATCAATATGATAACTCTAAGAGACAGGCTAGAAAAATAACAAGAGAAGCTAAAAAGAATCTTCTTACTAATATGACTAAGACAGATGCTCTTAATCAGTTATATCCTAATTATCAAGTGGATCCTTCTATGGGTGGCTGGGTAAATTATACTCCTACTGATAAACAAGTAGATCCGGGACAAGCACAAAAAGATGCTATTGCTTATGCTCAACAATTAGAAGAAGCTGGCCTTACACCTGAAATGCAAACTGCTATTTTCCAAACCATGTATGGTAAAAGATTTGGTGGTACAACCTTTAAGAATGGAGGTTATGTTTACTCTGTGTTTCCTATAGTTACCCCTTAGTAAACCTTATAAGTTTATTAAACTTAAAAAATTTTAATATATTTAAATAAGAAAGATACTAATATGGCAACGTACTTACAATCAAATCCCGGAATATATAAGATTACTAGTATTGCTAGTGGTAAGATATATATTGGTTGTGCCTCTAATGTAAGAACTAGAATAAATGGTCATCTCTATGATCTAAGACAAAATAAACATCATAATAGTTATTTACAAAAAGCATGGATTAAGTATGGTGAAGAAAACTTTGTTTTTGAAATAGTTGAAAAATGTGATATAAATGATTTACATGCTAAAGAACACTACTGGGTTAATGAACTTAATTGCTTAGATAGAACAATTGGTTATAATCTAAAACCGACAGACCCAAATGGAAATTCTATACACTCTGAAGAAACAAAGGAAAAACTAAGAATTGCTAATAAAGGTCAAAAACCATCAGAACTTTGTATTCAAAAACTTAAAGAAAGAACTCTTTCACCAGAGCATAAAGAATTATTACAAAGATCAAGAGAACTTATAGATTTTAAAAAAGTGCATAGACTAAAAAAAGGTAAAAAAATTATAGATACAACTACAAATATTGTATATAATTCTTTAGCTGAGTTATGTGAAGTATTAAATATTACAAAAAGTACTCTAAGTAGAAAATTATCTGGTAAAAGAGCTAACAAAACAACATTTAAATATATTTAACCATGGCTACTTATCTCCAGGGTGTAACAGATTTTATTCCAGACTATCAGCCTTTTCAGCCTGACTTAAATTTCTATGATAATGTGTTACGCACTAAGCAAACACAGTATGATACAAACTGGAAGGCTCTTAATAATATGTATGGTCAGTACTATAATGCTGAACTTACACGGGATGATAATATTGAAAAAAGAGACAAGCATCTGAAGGATATAGAATTTAATCTAAAAAGAGTTTCTCAGTTAGATTTATCTCTTGAGCAAAATGTTACTCAAGCAACCCAGGTGTTCAAACCATTCTATGAAGATAAAGATCTTGTTAAAGATATGGCTTGGACAAAGAACTATAGAAGCCAGATCAATAAAGCAATGGCCTTCAAAGGTTCTGCTGATGGTGAAAGAAATTCTATGTATTGGGATACAGGTGTACAAGCACTAGAGTTTCAAAGAGAAGAATTTAAAAATGCTACAGCAGGTGAAGCTGCTAGCTTTGGTAATGCTTCTTATACACCATATGTAAATACTGTTAAAGAAGCACAAAAGATTGCTAAAGAAGCTGGACTATCTGTAGAAAATATTGAGTTTGGTGGTAAGAATGGTGAGTGGATTATTAAAACTAAGAATGGTCAAAACTTAATTGAACCACTTAGTAATTTGTTTGAAGCTACATTAGGATCAGATCCTAGGGTGCAAGAAGTATATGCAACACAAGCTTATGTAGATAGAAAGTCATATGCTAAGACTAATGCTGCTATGTTTGGTGGTGATGAGAATGCTGCTGAAATGAAGTACCTAGAGGATAGCTTTAATGTTCTTAAACAACAAAGTGTGGCCCGTTATAAGGGTATGCAACAACAGTCTAGAGCTTATGATGCTAGGATTGCTGACTTAGAAAAACAAATTAAAGACGGTACAGCTGATCCAGATACAGAAGCTCAATTAGAGAATCTTAAAATGAACAGAGATGTTAATAATAAGAATCTTGAAAGAGCAAAACAATCTGCAGAAATGCTTGATGATGGTCAATCATCTACACCTAGTACTTCTTCTGGTTTTAAAAATCCTTATGGAGATATTAAAACTTTAAGGATGAAAGTAGATAATGGTATGGCATCTACTCTTATGCAAAAAGACTTAGCTGAAGCTGCTAACATCTTTGCTTACACTAATGCTGAGATTGATATGGAAGCTAACCCATATGCAGTTAATGAACAAGAGCATAAGTTAAGAATGGCTGAAATTGCTGCAACCGGAGAACAAGCTAGACTTACAGAAGCATTTAAAGTTAAAGCTGAAAGTGATCAGAAAAAACTTGACAATGGTGAAGCTTATAAAGATGAGCAAGGTAATATTGTACCTTATGAAAATCAGGAACACACTTACGTTAAATCAGAAGGTAAAGGAAATGTAACTGATGAAGTTGATTACAGAATGGTAAGTAAGACTATTGCAAAACAACATGCTGAAAATGTTGGTATACCATTTATGAAAAACATGACTGTAATGGTAGATAAACTTGTTGCTAGTGGTCAGATGACTGAGAAAGAAGCAAGCCAGATATTTAGTCACAATAACTATAAGAATATTAGCCGTCAGAAGTTCTCTGATAAACTTAATAAGTATGGTTATTACTTTTTACAAAATGATATTGGACATAAAGATCTTGCTAAAATTCAAAGTAAATTTAATAGTTGGGTAAGTAATAATGCAGGAAGTTCTATTCTTAAAGGACAAGAGTTTAAAAACTATACTAAATCATCATTAGTATTTAATGATTATAATAATTACTTAAAGGCTAATGAACAATGGGCAATTAAATCTTCTAAAGCTGTAGTTAAAAATTTAGAGCAAAATGGATTTAAATATGCTAAATATCTTTTTGATGACAAAGGTAAAATGAGAAGTAAAGATCAATTTTATGCTGCTTTACCTAATACTGTTAGAGAAAAAAATAAACCAAGCGGTACACCTTTATACGTTAGTACAGGTTCATCTCTAACAATGGGAACTTCTGGTAACACTTATGTGTCTAAACCAGATTGGAAAAAAGATGTTAAATATGAAGACATACGTCAAGCTGCTCATGGTGCTTATTCTAATACTAAAGTAATTAAACCAGCTATTAATAAATTACCTGGAGTACCTCCTGGAATGATGGATGAAGGTACAGGCCTATTTACAATGGGATCAACTGCAATTACTATTAACCCTAAGAGTGGTAAGAGTCAGTATATCTTTAACAATGTTGCCAATGATATTTTTGGTAAGTTTGATACAAGTTCAGATAGAGTAAGCTTTAGTGGTATTAGTGGTAGTGCATTTAATAGCGCATCTACAGAAAAAGGAGATGTTGGTCTAGCAATGCTTAATGCAATAAGAAACAGTATGCAAAATCCTAAATCTAAAATGGATATGTTTGAAGTTTCTGTTAATTCTATTGCAGCTAACAAATTTGGTAAATCAGCTGTTACTTTCCATCCTTCTGCTGCTTGGTTAAAACAGTACAAGGGTAATGAGGAAGGAACAGATAATTTACTTTCTCAAGCTGAATATATTAATGCAGTTAAAAATGGTATTACATTCTTTATGGATAGTGATAAGTTAGAAAATGATCTTTACCAAAATTCATTCTCTTCTCCATTAGCATCTTATGTTGACGCTGTAGGTCCTTATACATATCAAGATCCAAGAGACCCAAGAAAGTCTTTTACAGTTGAAAAAAATAATCTTGGTACAGGAGACTTTATTGTTACAACTGCAGCACCTATCTATAATCCTAGAACAGGACAATATGATATTAAGACTATCAGAAATAATACCGGTGTTTTAGGAAACAACTTGGAAACTTTTAGACAACAAACAATTGACTCCTGGGATTATCTGAACCAATACAATTCAGATATTTACAACGGTAGATATTAATAATACTTATAATGGCAGAAGAAACTGAAGTATTTAATCCTCTGGATTCATTGGGTCCAGAGTTTGGAAAAATTAATAGACCTGTATTAGATTCACAAGGTCTTTCTCCTTTTGAAGGAAGAATGCCTAGACCACAATCTATTAATTTTCCAGATGTTTACTATCCTGCATACCCACAACCAAAAGCAGATTTACCTAACAGAGCAATTAGAGATAATGTAGTAGGTAATGCTCCCAATGCTCCAGGACCAAATCCAAAAGCAAGCCCAAAAGATTTTGGAGATTCTTATGAAGCATACATAAACTCTTTATACCAAGCCAATCAAGATCAGAATGTATATGGAAAAATATACTCTTATGATTCTGGTCCATCCGGAAACGCATTCTATAAAAGATATGCAGCATATGGTCAAGAGACTTTTGATAAAGTAGGGTTTCACCCACTTAAAAATAATGAAGCAAACTTTAATGCTGCAACCACTTGGTGGGATGATGCTAATAGAATGCTTACACATTCATTTGTTCCGTTATTAAAGAATGGTTTTTGGTCTGGACCTAAGAGTTTAGCCAAAATGATTCAAGGGGACTTTACAAGTGCTGACTTAGAAGATGCTAGATTGTATGAAGAAGCTGCAGCTATAGGTCAGTCTACTAAAGGTGGCTTTGGTAGTTTCTTCAACAATACTTTAATGAACTTTGGTTATACTGCAGGTATCATTGGAGAAGCTGTGGTAGAAGAAATTGCAGGAGCTGTTTTAGCTCCAATTACTGGTGGAGCAAGTTTTGCATTTACAACTGCTAATAATGTAAATAAAGCTAGTAAAATATTTAGAGGCTTTGGTATGGTAACCGATGGTGCCAAAGCATTACGTCAAAGTCTTAAGACATTTAGTAACTTACCTGAAGCAAGAAAGTTTTGGGAAGCTGCAGATGCTGGATTAAGAAGTAATCTAGGAAGAGTATTGAATCCATTAGAGAATACTATGGATGCTTTAGGGGGTTTATCTAAAGTAGATAACTTAACTAACTTAGCTAAAATATCCAAGACTGCTGGAGGGTTCTATCGTGATGTTAGAAACCTTAACATGGCTTTATCTGAAGCTAGACTTGAGGCTGGTATGAATGAAAACAAAGTGTTTGATGAACTATATAACAAGCACTATGAAGCAACTGGTGTTGCACCTACAGATAAAGATGAGTATGAATTTAGAAAACAAGCTAAGGAAGCTTCTTTAAGTACTCTATACTTAAACACCGGACTTATATACCTATCTAATAAAATTACATTTGATAATATTACTGGACCAAGAGGTGGTATCCGCAACTATTTAAAATCAGTTACTGATGATATTGCTAAATATGAGAGTGGTAAGTTCGGTAAACTTGGTAAAGTAGTTTATGATAAAACTACAAAAGCTTTTGCTTTTGAAAAAAACAATCTTAAAAACTTAGCTAAAAGCTGGTATAGAGATCCTCTTAGCAAATCGGCATTAGGTACTGTAAAATACTTTAAGGCTAACTTCTCTGAAGGTATCCAAGAAAACTTACAGGAAGTTATTGCAGGAGCTAATGAGAGATATTACATTGATACATTTGGTTCTGATGCTAGATCAAGCTATGAGTATTCTAAAGCTGCAATTAAAGATAGTCTTGCTAGACAAAGAGGTGATTACTTTAGAGAAGAATTAGGTAAGCAGTTTTCAGGACAAGGTCTTGAAACATTTGCATCTGGTTTTTTAATGGGTACATTTGCTGCCCCAGTTAATAGTGCTATTCCTTTCTTAAGTGTACAGTATAATAGAATCTTTAAAAAAGAAGCATATACTAAATGGAAAACTGATAAAGAAAATATTGCTTCAAACTTAGTTAAGCAACTCAATGATGTAAAAATTGGAGAGTTTTTATCAGATAATGTTTACAATTTAGGTGCACAAGATATTGCTGCTCAAATTAAAAGAACAGGTACAAAGAAAGAAGCTCTTGATGCAGAGAATCAAGCTTTTGTAGACAGTGTTTCTTTCATGATGGAAACTGGTACTGTTGATCAGTTTAAAGATAAACTTGGATCATTCAAAGAAATGACGGATGATGAGTTTATGGATGCTATGGGTGGTATTGCTCAAGAAGAAATTCCTAAGTATAAATCCAGAATAGATCAGTCTATACAAAAATTAGATTCTGTAAAAGCTAAGAAAAAAGCTTATACAAGTAAGTACCCTAATCCAATTGATGTAATGTCTTTGGATGAAAATGATCCAGACTATCACAGTAAAGCATTAACATACCATGCTTGGAATAAAGCAGTAAATAATGCTGTATACTTTAATGAAACATTTGAAGATGTAAAATCTAGGTTAACTTCAATTAAAACTAAGTATACACAAGGTAAAGGGTTTAATGTTCTAAATAGTACAGATTCTACAGCTATCTTTAAACCGGATGCTTTAATTAATCAAGTAGGTTTATTTGAAACAGAATTGGCTGCTGAAAAAGCTAGTCCAAAACCTAATGCAAAAAGAATTAAATCTTTAGAAGATAAGATTGCTTCATTACAGTCTTACTCTGAAGCTTATGAAGGGTTTAACAGATTCTTTAGCCGTGGTCAATATGCTGGAGAAATCATTGCTGAACTTAAAAAAGAATTAGGTGCTGAACCAACTCAAGAACAAATTATTGAGAGAATGGATCAGAAACTTGGTTCATCTAGTGATGAGAACTTAGCATTACCATATATTAAATCACTTAGAGATTCTCATCACAAGTACTTAAAAACTTTAGGCCTTGAGCAAGATGAGATTCTTTTTGATGAAGACTTAGATGCTGGCTTTGAGCAACTACTAGACTTCTATAAACTTAATGATGAGTATAAAGAAGTTGCTAAGTATGTAGAAGCTTTAAACAACCCTGAGAATTTTATTGACCTAGTTCAAAGAAACTCGGAATGGATGGATAAACTCTATCATAATAGAGAAGAGTACTATACTAAAATGATCTTAGATCAGATCACTAAAGTAGAGATGAACAGTCTTTTAAATGCTTTAGCAGATGAAGCATTGTTTATTAGTGCTGAAGACTTCCAGGAGTATGTAAATAACAATACTCCTCCAACTGAAATATTTAATGCTGCAACTAATAAAGTCTACAAAAGAGGTACTGAAGAGTATAACCAAATATACCGTGAGTACTTTGTTAAGATGGCAGAACTTAGAGAGACGGTTAAGAAACCTAAATCTGAGTTTGTAAACAAGGAGTATCAAAGCAAAATGGATAAGCTTGATGCTGACATGAAAGCTGACATAGATGCATTACCTAAAGATCCTGAAACAGGAATGCCTGATCCTAAAGAAGTAGAAAAGATTACTAATAAGTACAATAAAGAAAAACAAAGAGTAGAAGAACAGTTCAAGAAAGACAAAACTGCAGCAGCAGATGAAGAAAAGTCTGACTATACTTTTACTTTTGAAGGTAACACTATTAGTACTAAAGGTAAGTCTATCAAAGACTTAAGAGTTTATCAGGATCTTATTAATGATAGAATTAAAGCTCTTCAACAAGCTAAAGATTTATCTGAAGATGCTGAAGAAAAGAAACAACTCACTGAGCAGATTAAAAAGTTCAATGTAGAAGTAGCCAACATTGAGAAGATCATAGATGCTATGACTTTAAAAGGTTATACTCCTGAACAGAAGAAATCTATTAAAGCTATACAAAATCTTATTAAGCAACAAGAGGGTGTTGAAGAAGGCTACATGCTTACTGAAGATGACCCTACTACCGGACTTAAAAAAGGAGACATTGCTTATAGAATTAAAGGTCTTATCCATAGAAGAGTTACTAATGCTATCCGTGATGTAGAAAGTAAAGACTATACATATAAGTCTGCCCCAACCATTGATACAATATTTAATAAAACTATTGGTAAAGATGGTTTAAACAAAACATCTGCAATGAACTTCATGGCTCAGATTAGAGCTGAAGAACTAGATGGTTTTAACAGTGAACTATATGATGAGTTAGAACAGTTTGTAGAAAGCTTGGAAGGTAAATCAAAAGTTCAGATTGATCAGGAACTTTATGTTGATAAGATTAATAAGAATTTAGCCAAGCTTGATGAGAAGATTGCTGCGGCATATGCAGATGATAACTCTAAAAGAGCTGCTCTACTTACTAAGCAAAAACAAGATCTTGAAGTTGAGTTAGAACGAGCACAGTCTCCTAAAAACACCAAATTAGCTGCAGATATTGTAAAGAATAGATTAGCTATTGATTATGATACTGTTGTATGGGATGATGCTACTAGTAGTAAAAAATATCTTAAAGGTACTTCAGATATAATTGATTATAATGGTAGAAAAATTGTTGTCCTTTCAGTAAATGGTATTAATGTTCCATTCTATCTATCTACAGGTAGTGGTGGTAAAGTTGATGTTACCTCAGGTAAATGGTATCCGATTTTTGGCATCAGTGATGAAGGTTGGTTAAATAAATTATCCGGCCAAGAAATAAATGACTACTATGGTAGCCCTATTTTAAAAGCACTATCACAAGAACTAGATATAAATATTGGAGATATTAGAGAATGGGATGTTCCAAAAGTCCCTGGAAAAGGTAATCATATAGATAACTTTATAAATAAAGATTTAACTCCTATTGATAATGAGTTACCTAATACAAGAACTGTAGTAGAACAAAATATTAATAAAGTAAAATCTATTGTAGATCAATTAGCAGTTGAAGATATAGCTTCTTCTGATACTACAAGAGAGCTTATTCAAAAGTTTGCTGCAGAAAGATCTTATGAAGATGGTAGAATTGTAGGAAACTTTGTAGATGATGCTAAAGACTACTTTGAAAAAGGTATTAAGCCAGAGTTTGATGAGAAGATTATTACTAGAGAAGCATATGACAACCTCTTTGGTGAAACAGGGTATCTTACTGAGCTTAAAAGAAGAGTAGATGATAGAGAAGTTTATATTGTAGGTAGAGGTCTTGTAGTATATGATTCAGATATTACTAAGCCTGATGGTTCTAAAGATAGAATTGCCGGGGAGATTGACCTTGTTATGGCAGACAGAAAAGGTAATATCTTTATTGTAGACCTTAAAACTGGTAGTGAAACTAAGTGGAATAACTTTAATAAAGTTAATAGACTAAAGAATGCTACTAAAAAGTATTTCTCAAAAAGAGAAAACTATACTTTACAGCAAGGTGCTTATGCTAGAATGTTAGAGAACATGATTGGTGTAAAAGCTAAAGTAGCATTACTTCCTGTTCAAAGAGTTACTAATAAAGAAACTAATCAGATTATTAAAGCTGGTAAACCTACAACAGAAACTATTTACAAACAATTACTATTCCCTAAAGATGATAATGGTAATTATGTAGTTACTGAAGCAGGAGACATTGACTTTGATGTAGATGAATCAGAAACAAAGAGTAGTATGTTTATTCCTTTGTATCCTGATGCATACAAAGATAAGTTAGACCAGATACTTCCACTTAAGAAAAAAGCTGCTCCTACAAGACCATTAGCAGATGATGAAGAAGAAGTAGACTTTGAATGGAATGATGATGGTTCAGAACTTCCTGCTCTAAATGGACAAGAATTACAACCACCTGCAGCTAATACTCCTAAAGCTTCAGCATATGAGAACATCATTAATAAGTACAGAAATACTGAAGAAGCAGCTAAGAAAACAATTGAAGATCTTAAAGCTTCACTTGTACCTTTAGCTAATACCGTATCCTTTGCTAATATTGATCTTGATGACAATAGTCCTTTTATTATAGAAGAGCTCAAGAAAGATTCTCCATTTGCTGAAAGATTTTCTTTCCATGAAAGAATTGCAGAAAGCACATCTTCTCCGACAACAGGTCAAGAAGAGGCCGTAGATATATTAAAACAATCAGGTATTGTTACTGCAGCTGAAGTAAAAAGTTTAGCACCTACTATGGGAGCTTATTCTGAATTAATCCATGAGGCTGTAAAAAGAATTCAGTACCTTAAAACACAAAGTACTGATAATACAGAGATTAAAGAATTGTCAGATTATCAAAGACAAATCTTTACTCTGATGGGTAATACTAAATTCTTAGGTGAAACTCAAAACTTCATAGCTACTGTTGAGGGTATAAACTTTGAAGCTAATAATGGTAGACCAAGAACTGCTATTAAACAAGCTAACCAAGTTATCAGTGAGCTTACTGCTAAAGAGCAAGCAAGGTATACAAGAACTGATGAGAAGAAAAGACTCCAGATTAAGATTGAAGACCTTAAGCTTTTAAGAGATGATATCATTGCAAAAGAAGGTTTAGAAGGTAAGTTAGATGACCCAACTACAGTAGCTAACTTAACTAAAGAAATTAGTACTGCAACTGATATTGAGAAAGCTAGAAAATTGCTTAATGAAGCTATCAGTGATGACTTAATTATTACTTCAGAAGGTATAAATAATTTAAACAGTTTACTTGCACAAAGAGAACAGGAAATAGCTAACAATGAATTACCTATAATGAATGAAACTAATATCCAAAAAGGTGACATTTATGAGGCTAAAACTAATATCTTTACTAGTGAAAAGCAAAAAAATCCGTATATTAGAGAAGGAGGTAAAGTAAGAGTTGTTTCTTATAATACTGAAGATAATACGGTAACACTAGTCAAGGATGGTGGTAAAAGACCAAAGCCTTATACAGTAGGATTGGATCAATTTAATGAACAGTATATGTTAAAAGACGTACTTGATGGATCAAGTGATAATGCAACCACTTATAAGCCTACTAAGGATGAAAAAGATCTTGCAAAATATTCTACAGAAGTACTTAATGACTTCTTAAAAAATGATCTTAATGGTATGGCTGATGCAAAAGCTGCTGCTGAAAAACAATCAATGGATAAGATTGATAAAGAATTGTTAGAAAATTTAACTTGTAAGTAATGATAACTTGTGCTTTAACAAAAGACCAAATCACTATAGTATACAAAAAAGTTTATAAAGAACTTTTAACAAAGGGTCAGGAGTTTAATCCTGATTCTTTTATGAAAGAACTTTTTAATCTGATAGCTGAAAGGTCAACCCCAGAGAATGCAGCAAACTTTTTGCAAGTAGTTCCGTCTATTATAGCTTCACAGTTAATTACTGACTTTATGGGTAAGATTGATTCTTCAGCATATATTGCTAATTTATTTTCTAAGGCTGCTGAGTATTCTAATCCAGATAACTTATCCAAAATTATCTCAGATTTATATGCTAAGCCAGATCTTGAAGGACCTAGAGAAGGTGCTAAAAATGAAGAGCAAAATGAAGGTAAAGAAGAAGATGATGAGGATGGTAGATATGACCACTCTCCAAGGTTTGCTTCTCCTATAGTATTTGGAGGAACTATGATTCCTTTTGTTACAGTAGATCCTGCAACTAAGAATGCTTTATTTCCTGAAGAATTAGATCCGGAAAAGAAAGTATTAATCAATACACTAGATAAGTTATCTAAAGCATTCTCAATGCTTGAAGATCCAACTGTATTTAGTTACCAAGGACAGAACTTAAGTTTAGTAGGTCACAACTTAGCAAACTTCACAAATAAAGATAATATTCCTTACATGGATAAAACTACTGTGGCAGAAGTTACAAAATCTAAAACATTAGTTAAAAACAGATTAAACCAACCTGGAGTTACACAAGCTTTCAATAGAGTTATTCTTGTAGTAAGTGATAAAGATGGTAAGCCTATTTACTTTGATGAGAATGGAGACATTACTACTCAAGAGAAAGGTAAGTTAGTTTACCAGTTCATGAAAGATGTACGTATTAAGAATAATAGATACACTGCTACTGATATTTATGATACTGAAAACATTATAAAATCAGCTGAGGAAATAGCTGAAAAAATTTATCAGCCTTCAGATGGAGATTATGCTGAGTTTGTTAAGATGATTGACAAGCAGCAACAAGAAAGTCTCAAAAGATTATACAACCTTAAAGAAGAAATAGTAAATACTAAACCTATGCAGATTCCATTAACAGGAATTAGTACAGGTGTACCTAGTTACTTGACTTCAAGTTACATTAGCTTAAAAGATATCATTAAGTTTCCAGGAATGAGCAATGCTGTATATGACAGTATTGGTATCATAAAATCTGGTACTGCTGCTGGTAGAGCAAAAATTACTCTTAATGGAACTAACTTTCTTTTAGAAAGACCTAATATTACTAATGAGTTAGCAACAGAGATTGCTGAGTTTATAGTTAATCCAGAGATTCCATTTAGTATTAAGCAAAGCTATATTAATCAGTTTATTCCTTCTACAATTCATCCTAGCTTAAGAAACTATGCTCTTTTGATGAATCCAGAAACAGAAGTAGTTACTCTTAAAATTTATCCAGAAACAGGATTGAAAGGAGTATATACACCATATAAACTGTCTAACAAAGATTTAAAAAATGCAACCGCACAAGACATTGCTAATATTAAAACAGCATTGTATACTGCATTGACTGAAGGTAATAATGGTGGTCCTACTAAGATTGTATATGCAGAGGAACCTAGAAAAAATGGTAAGTACCTAAGATATGATATAGGAACTAAAACAATAGGGACTGAACCTTACTTAGATTTTCTATTGAACAATGTAGATGCTACTATTGATATTACTAATCTTGATCCAGGATTCTACAATTACTCATTACTTTTTTCTCAGCCAGATGATATCTTAGCTAGATTACAAAAGGCTAATGAAACAAACTATAAGAACAATGCTGATAAAGCTATTCAAGATGACTCAGATGTAGCTAAGGTTAGAACAGCACTTATTGAGAGACTTGAGAATGGAGAAGTAATTACTGGTAGAATTGCTAAGCCTACTACTACAACTACAGGTTTTGACTTCTTTGATGCTAATGGTAATAAAGCTAGATTCTACAATCAAGAATTAAAGATTACTCCTGAGAACTTTGCAGAAGTTACAGAAGAAGCATTATCTACAGGCCAAGCTCTTAATGTAGAAGCTAGACTAGAACTTGTACCAGAACTTCAGACAACAGAAGGAATTAAATACAATGCTATTGCTGTATATGCAAATGATAAGCTTGTAGGTTATGTCCGTGAAAGTTCTAATGAACAGTTTGCTAAGAAACAAACTCCGGTTCAGAAAAATACTGAAGCTGCAATTGATGTTGTAGAAGGTATAGCTGATCCAGAAATCCCTACACCTGACAATGATAACTCTACAGTTAGTACTGTAGTAACTAATCCAGGTGTAAATATATCTGACATTCCTGGTTGGGAAGATTTACAAAGAGCTGGTTATGTAAATGAAATATTAGCTAAACAAGTTCAAGCTAATGCTAAGAACTGGTGGGAGAATAGCCCTGCAGGTAAAGAACTTCAAAAATATTTGTCACTTGAGCAAGCAGCTAACTTAGTTAACTCTAATGTGTATGCTAAGTTTGTTTTGTCTGCAGCTAATCTTTTTAACCCCACTAATGTTAGTAGTAAAGGTTTACTTGGTGAAATCCAAATCAATCCAGCAAAAGGTTCCTATGTAGATGTATACCATGAATCATGGCACGCATTCTCACAGTTGTTCTTAACTAAAGATCAGAAGTTCAAACTATATGATGAGTTAAGAAACTATACTGATAAGAACGGTAATCAACCATATGCTGGTAAAAGTTATTTTGAACTTGAAGAAATCTTAGCAGAAGACTTTAGAACTTATGCTAAAAATGAAAAACCATTTAAAGAAGCACCAGTTAAGACCAACTTGTTTAGAAAAATCTTAGACTTCTTAAAAAGTATCTTTGATGCTATAAAATCTAAGTTCTCTAAAAAAGAAGCTGTTCAAGATATAATGAATATACCAAAAGTAAAAGAGCTCTATGAGAATCTTTTCTTTGGTAGAATCAATGACTATACTGCTTCAATAGAGAATGTACATTTCTTTGAACTAGACCGTGGTATTGTTAGTACTACTAAACCTAGTAAAGATGCATTAAGTAAATCAGACTCAGACTTAGTATCTGAATCTATTGATAGTTTCTTCTCACAAAAACTAGATGATATCTTTCAAGCTAGAAAACTATCTGGTGATACTAAAAGTTTAAAGTCTGCTAGTATTGTTATGCTTGTAGATCCAGCTAAAAGAGCTTGGATGTACAATGAAGCTAAGAAAGAGTTTCAAGATAAGTTAGATGCTGAGAAGAAAAGACTTGGTGATATTACTAACTTCCCAGACTTTAACAGCTTTAAGTCTTTAAAAGAAGTTAAAGAGAATGCTGTTGGTATAATGAAGAGTAGTAAGGGAGAAGATAAATACATTTTCCTTAAGTCTCAAATCCAAGACTTCTCTAGTCTTACTGCAGATAACAAACGTGGTGATAGAATTAAAGGAGAATCCTGGCATGAAATCAAAGTAGTATCTGACTTTTATGTACACAATAAAATCAAATCTGGTAGAAAACCTATCAGCATTATGGTGGTATCTAACTTATCAGATGCTCAAGTACAGTTAGATAATTACATTGCAGGTGGGGCTAAACAGTATACATCTATAGAATTACAACAACTTCCACAACCAGCTTTAACTGAAGAACAAGAAGTAGCACTTGACAATATAAGAATACTTCAAGCAGCTTTAGACAACTGGGGTGATGAGAATAGTGGTGTTATTAAATACCATAATGAGAACAGTGACTATGAAATTGGTAAGAAGAAGTATGAAATAGATACTACAACTACTGATGAAGATGGTAATGTGTTTGATGAATCTGATACAGCTTCTGTTAATGGAGAACTATCAAGAGAAGGTCTAGCAATTGATGAGAATAAAACAGGTAAGCTTTCTTTACAACAAATGATGAGTAAAGAGACAACCTACATTCTTAAAAGTTTATTTAGAGTTGTGGATGGCAAGACTGTTAATAACAGACTTGGCTTCAAAGAAAGAGCTGACTTTAAGAAAACTTTCAATATTGTAGCTAAAGCTATTGGTGGTATTTCTGATAGAGTAGAGGCTTATGAAAGACTAAGAATAGAAGCTAATAAGTTTCCAGAGATCAAACAACTTTTTGATACTAAGTATCCTGATCCAAGTAACATTACAAACACTTTTGAATTTGATGTAAGTAAACAGTTCTGGTTAGACTTTGGTAACAAACCTAAAGTTCAATACTGGCAAGTATCTGTGTTTCCACAGTTAACCCAAGAAATGAACATGTTTACTCAGCAAATGGAAACCAAAGTAAAAGGTTTTGAGTTTAAAACAGTTCAAGCATCTTTAGATACATCTACTATTTCTGCTAGATGGGAAGGAGACTTTAAGAGTTCTGGTAAAACTAAATATATTAAGAAGACTGCAGATAATAAATCAGTATTAGATTTAGAACAAGTAGTAAAAGACTTTAATAAAAATGGTGAGCTTACAGATAAGAAAGATCAGATTTTTGCTTTTGCTAAAGCCATTGGTTTAAATTTTGATAATGTAGAAGCTATCAAAGATGAATTAAGTGCTAACACAGAATACTATGGTCTAAATTATATTTACAAAATAGTAAATGCCTTTAATGAACTTGACAGAGCTAAAGTAGCAGGTGAACAGCTTACTACTGATCAATTAGAAGCTCTTGAAGCTTTTAAACAAAACCCTGTTAATACTTTAAGATCAGATATTAAAGCTAAGGTTCTTAATGTATTTGGTAATAAAAAGATTAATCAGAATACTCAGATTAAAAGACTTATTGATCTTCAAGCTAAGTATGGTTATGATAGTGCTAACTTAGGTGTACTCCGTGCTGATGGTAACAGAGCATATGAGAATATGGAATACTCTACACTATTTGGTAGAGTAGAAGCTATCAATAAAGCTAAGTCATTTGAGGACTTAATTAAGATTCCACATATGAGCTACCTGGCTCCTGGTAAAAATAGTTTTACTAAGAATGGTAGATCTAAGTTATTAGAATCTTTATTTCAAAATGGTAATGGTGCTAAGATAGCTGGTAAATCATTAAACCCAATTTTTGTATCAGGAACTAATATTGAAAATGTTGGTGGTACAAATACTACTGACCTAGATCCAATTGGAGTTGCATTACAGTCTTTCTTGTCAATGACATCTGCAGGTATTGTAGAATTACCAAGAACTTCAGAAAAGAAATCTTCATTTGGTATCAGAATGGAAGGTGGGATCAGCAGTAACATTATTGATAACATGGTTCAAAAAGGACCAGATCAATATTTGTATGTTGACCTAAACATGTTTACAGGTGCCGGTTTAAATGGTGAAAGATATGCTATTAAAAACTACTTAGTGGGTTATATAGCTGCTGAGTTTGATAGAATTAAAAGATTTAAATCTGCAGAAAGACCAGAGCTTTTAAGACTTACCCAGTATAATAGAGAAGTTGAAAACGGATTAGTTAGTGGTGAACTATTCAGTGCTTTTGATACTGTATTAAGACCAGAGACTAAAACTGAATTATATGCATTAGCTGAACAACAGTTATCACAAGACCTAGAAAGCTATCTCAAAGGCTCAAACCTTATGGATAAAATCTACAATGATATTGTAGATTACTTTGATGAAAAAGTAGAAGAGGAATATAGAGTATACGGTAAAGAACTTGATTCTGTTATTACAGATGAATTAAGAACAAAAGCTGGATACACTAGACTTGAGAAAGCATTTAATGAAAGTAAAGAAGTAACTGAGGCTAGAGCTTATGAAGATGATCTCTTTAAAAGAAGAATGCTTAAAGCATACCTTTATAATGACTGGATTCATAAGTTTGAAGTATCTAACTTATTTATTGGAGACTTTTCTCAATGGGATCACAGTAAAGGTGACTGGTCTAAACGTATTCCTGGTCTAACTTCTGGTGGCTACGGTTACTTATTTGATGAAGGTACAATCAAGTTTATTAACGGTGACTTTAGTAAAAGTACATATGCTACAAGTAAAGGTATTCCAACATTCCAATTTGGAGAGTCTATCAGAACTGCTGTAGTACAAGATGCTGAAAGAACATCAGTATATGTTGATGAACTTAAAGAAGCTTGGAAAGAAGAGTATGAGCAATTCTTAAGTAAAGAAGAAGCTGCTGCTACTATAGCTGAAGACATAACCGCATATGAAGGTATGACAGAGTCTGATGGTTATGCTGTAATGACTCTTGATGCATACAGAGCTTTGCATAAAGTAGGTAGAGGCTGGTCTACAGCACAAGAAAACTTATACCAAAGAATAGTTAAAGGAGAACAAGTTGATCCAGCTTTAGCTAAACAATTCTTCCCTATTTATAAGCTTCATTATTTTGGAGCTATTGGTAATGCACCTATTGCTGCAACTGCAATGCACAAGTATGCAATTACGCCATTGATTCCTAATCTTGCAGGTACTGAATCTAACTTAGATAAGCTTCACATGATGATGCTTAAGAATAACTTCCAGTATCTTACATTTGAATCAGGTTCTAAAGCTGCTACTTATATATCTAATGGTGAAGTAAATGGTAGAGCAGATCAAATCTTTACAGATAAAGAGAATAAGAACATTATAGATAACATGGACTCTATTACTCCAAATGAGATTTTCTTAGCTGGATTAAAAGAAGTAACTGTAATCAATGATGAGCTTAAGAAAAAGATTCCAATTGCTACTCAGACCCGTGTAATTAACTTAGACAACCAATATAGTGATGGTAAAATTATAGATAAAGATAATGAGCCAATTGTTAAAAACTATGAAAATAAAGTAGCTAAATACTCAGACTTACTTAAAGAAGATCTTCTTAATGAAATTGGTTATGAATATGTAGAAGATGAAAATGGTAATGGTAAATACAAGGGTAATCTTAAGAAGTTTATATCTGTAATCAGAGAAGAGCTTGGAGCCAATGGTGTACCAGAACACTTGCTTAGAATCCTTAATACAACTCTAGATGGTCAACTTGTAACAGATCTTTCTTTACACCCGGAAGCAGATGGTGTAGAAAAAATCTTAATGAGTATTATCTATAAAAGATTGATTAAGCAAACTACTAATGGTGAGCCTTTAGTACAGGCACCTACTACATTTACTAATGGTTCTTGGGATGCTCCATATGATGCTATCACAGATCCTGCAGAAAGAAGAAAGCTTTTAGGTAGTAATACTTTAGCATTCTATAGAAGAGGTGAAATAGATCCGGTTACTGGTAAAAGACTTGCTACATCATTAGCTAAGTGTGCTATTCCTTTTACTGATAACTATAAGAACTTACTTAAGTTAAAAGATAAAGAGGGTAATGAGATTGGTACATTAGACAAACTCAATGTTCTAATTAAAGATGATGCTTGGTTGGCTGAAAATAGATTATCTATTTCTTTGTTTGGTCCAAGGATTCCTAATGATGCTTCTAACACAATTGAAGCTTTAGAGGTTTGGCACTTCTTAAACCCAGCTGCAGGTAATAGTATTATATTACCTACTGAGATTGTTGCTAAGTCTGGTGCTGACTTTGATGCTGATAAACTATTCTTAATGCAAGCTAACCTTGATAATGAAGGTAAGTTTATTAATAAAGGAGTAGCTGATTTTGATAAAGTATATGCTGAAACTAAGCAGTTAGAAAAAGATGGTAAGCTACCAGATGATGTACTTACATCTAGACAATTGCTAAACAAACAAAAGAAGTTTCTTCAGAATGAATACTTAAAAGCATCTATTGATCTTTTAATGTTACCAAATAACTTTGTATATTTAACTAGACCTAACAAAACTTATCTTGTAGAAAGATATGTTAAAGACCTAGAAAAATATTCAGGTGGTTATGATAAGTTTAAAAATACACATAACGTTCCTGCTAATAAAAGCAAAGATGGTAAGAAAAATGTTCTTAGCCCTACAAGAATGCTTGAAGTTGGCTACAACCGTTATGTCCATGATGCTAACTTATCATTAAATAAATCACTTGGTATCCAGGCTAAAAGAACTAAGAACCACGTATTAAATAAAGTACTTGGTGCTAAGTTTCCTACTACATATAAAAAGATTGCATGGAATCCTATTACTAACTCTCCTGAAGAAACTGACATTGATTTTAACTTTAAAATGAGATTCCCTCATAATACAGTTACTATTAATGGTAAAGAACATATTTCATTAGGAAATGAGAGAAATAAAAATGGTGATAGAATTACTGATATTAATTCTCATAACCTTAATGGTATCTTAGACCGTGCAAAGAATCCATTCCCATTTGTTTTAAAGATGGTACCACAAGCTATGAATGTCATCAATGACATGATTGAAGCTGGTGTACCACAAGAAACAGTTTACTACTTTGTTAACCAACCAATAATTGCTAAGTATATTAATGATCAAAGAAAATTTGATAGTTCTTATGCATTTATTTTTGAAGGTGGTCAAGCTAGTGCTAAAACAAAAGCTATTAACTCTATTATGAGTAGAGTTGTAAATAATGTAGATGAAGCAGATCTAACAGGGATTACACAAGAAGCTAATATAAGGCATTTAAAAGATGTATTAAATAGTTTATATAAAGCTGATAAGAATGCAGTTTATGAAGTTACTATAGGTAGGGATACAACACTGAATCGTACTGTAGATCAAATTGTTAACAGTATTAAAAAAGGGGAAGTTAAAATAGAATACATTTCTAAAATAGGAACTGTTGCTGAAGAGGATCAAATACAACTTTTCCCATACCGCTGGACTGCAAACTTAGCAAGTGATAGTTTATATTACTATGCTGCAGAAATACTTTCTAAACAATATTTTCCTAAAGGTCAGATTGAACTTGAAGATCTTAAAGAATCTTTAGAAACTGGTGGAAAAGATGTGTTAAAACAACTTGCTTATTTCTTAAACTTTATTGAATTAGAAAAGCAAGGAGAAGGTATGAATGGTTTACAAATACTTTCTACTGGTGATACAGTTAAACTTAGTACAGTACAACAGGTTAATAAAAGAGAAGATGCTCTTGCAGCACTAACTGGTAAATCTAAAATTGATCAGGAGTTCTTAGACAATTTTAAGAATAAATCTATCTTATCTTCATTTAATCAGACACAGTTAATTAAGGACTTGATTGTACCATTAATGCCATTAAGACTTAATGAAGTTATTTCTAATTATATTGCTGATGCACTTAAGTATAAAGCAAGAATGATTAAAAATACATACGGTGCTGGTGTAAAAGGTCAAGAATACTTTACTACTAAGTTTAACAATGCTATAATGGACTTTATCTATCAGAACTACAAATCTAATTTTGTAGATGCTGATGGCCAATTAACAAATGTTCCAGACAATTATGCAGGTAAAAAAGTTAGAATTGATAACAATTCCCCAGAAGATGTTGTTGTTAAACCTAATGAGATTATTGTAAATACTAAACTCTTAGAACAAGACTTTAATACTAAAGCATATTTAGTAACTAATGTAACAGATAGAGGTTATACCTCTAGAGGATTAGATGTATTCACACCTAAACAAAATCCTTTTAAAACTGTAAATGAGTATTACAGATATGCTATTGAAAGAGAAGTTCTTATTGCTACACTACCTGAATCAGTAGAACAAGATAAAACATTCCAAAAATATCTTCAGAAATATAAAGATGGGAATGCTGCATTCTTTGCCTACGTATCTGATACAGCATTAAGAAATACTTTTAATCCAGCATATATTATGGGTACTACTAAGTACTCATATACTGAAAGTTTGCTTGAGATGTTAACTGAAATGAGACAGTCTGTAAAACTTGTTGCTGACTATCCTATCATTAATCAACTTTCTAAAGCTAGACTTAGAGGTAACTTTAGTATTGTAGAATTTGCTGATAAAAATAATGCTAAAGGAGCAGTAGCTACTAACTATAAAAGACAGATTAGTCAATTAGCAGATCCTACTATTAAAAAAGTAGAAGACCCAATTGAGAATGCTAGAATCAGTAAAATGTTCCAGGACTTCTCAGCTATGATGTTCTTCCAGCATGGTGTAGGTAAAACTACATTTGGTTTCCCAAAAATCTTAGAGGTAGAAACATTCATGAAAGACATGACTGAAGCTTCTTTAAACTTCCAAAGAAACTACATGAGTGATAATACTCTTAATATGATTTTTAATAGACTTATTAAAGATAAAAGAGTACCTGTTAAAACTTATGGTGTTTCACTTGAAGCTTACAATGAAGTTACACCATTACCACAAGAAGAATTTGAAGAAGAATTTGAATGGGAAGAAGGAGAAAAAGCTCCACAACAAACTGGAACTATTTCAGCTGAAGCTTCTGAATACACAAATCATTCTGGAGGAGCATATGGTGGAGACACTTATTGGGATATAATTGGTAGAGAGTTTGGTGTAATTAATCATAAACATTATAGAGAAGCAAGTAATGCTTCTTTAGCAGCTCAATTAAGAAAAGCTGGAGTTAAAGCTGAAGTTCTTACTAAAGAACAAATGGATACAGCAAGAGCTGAGGTAGAAAAATTACTTGGAGAAAAATACCCTGATACAACAGAGGGTAATCTTAAAGTAAGAAACTATTATCAAGTAGCTAATGCTGATGCTGTATATGCTATTGCTGAATTAACTACAACTACTGATAAATCAAATCCAAATCTTACTGATAGTACTAAATCCAAGTACGGATATCTTTTAAATAAAGTTAAAGGTGGTACTGATGTTGCAGTTCAATTAGGAATTAAACTTGGAAAACCAGTATATGTATGGGATTTAAATAATAGAAGTTGGTTTAAATTTAACGGTAAAGAATTTGAACAAGTAAATACTCCTATCCTTACTAAAAACTTTGCTGGTGTAGGCTCAAGAGATATTGAATCCTACAGTATAAAAGATAGAGATGGTAATTGGGTACCAAGACCTCAATATAGAGGTCAAGACGTTGAAGAAGCTGCTAAACAAGCTATCAGAGATGTATATGAAAATACATTTAAGACTGCTGAACCTACTGCAACTCCTAAAGGAGAAGAAGTTAAACCAGGCATTTATGTAAATCAAGGAGCTCTTACAAAAGAAGAACAACTTGAACTATTTAATTACTTAAAACCATTCATAGAAGAGCAAGGTGCTAGAACACTTAAAAGTGCTAGCGCTAGTAAAATGATTGGTCTTGGTTTAAGATGGGATTATACAGATAATAATCGCGGAAGACAGGCTGTTAATATTCCTGACAAAATAGTAAACAACCCTAAGTATGGTTACTACACTGAATCAATAAATGGTCAATCTCTTGGAGAAATCAGTTCTAGATTTAGAGAACTTATGCAAAAAGCAAGTGGTGTAGATATGACCAATTATGATGGTGCTATTATAAATATATATAAAAAAGATACTTTTATTAACTCTCACAATGATGTAGATGAAAGTAGATCTGCTATTAATTATCCAGTAATTGGTGTTAACCTAGGTGGCGATGGTAATTTCTCTATAGAAAGATTAGGACCACAAAATGAAACACTAAATCTTCAACCAGGTACAGGATATATATTTGGTTTAAATGGTGTTAATAGAGAAGTATGGCATAGAACATTCCCTACTCCGCAAAATAGTTTTTTACCAACACTGACTACTAAGATTGATGGTGAAACATATCCAGCAGGTTCTTATAGGGTAACCATTACTATGAGAAGAGTTATGCCTATAGAACCAGGCATGCCTACTTCACCATCTATGTCTCCTATGTCATCTCCTCAAGATGATCCGTCAAGTCTACAACAAGACTTAGCAATTCTTCAAGCTGACTTAAGAAACTACCAAGAATTACAAGAAAAGGCTTATCAAAATAATAATAACATTATTGTAGCTCTTGCTATGCCTAAGATAACTCCATCTTCTGCAATGAAAGAGACTGGTATTAAAACAGGTGTTGGGAAAGATATTAATTCAGCTTTATTAAGTAATTCTGGTCTATCTGTTACACAAGCTGCTCATCAAATCATGGAAAATGAATTCTATGAAGAATCCGGTAGAGCTCCTATAGATGAGCAAGAAATCAGAAACATGATCATTGATATCCTTCAAATAGGTAAGGAAAATTATATCAGTGAGTATAACTACCAAAGTGATATTAATAGAATACTTTCTGAAATTCAAGATGTAGAAGCTAAGATAAGAGATGAAGAAGGTGGTGTTGAGAAAAACAGTATCCAAATAGATCATGTACCTAGGTTTAAAGAAGCATTCATAGCTAATGGTAATCAATTGCCTGAAGTCTTTGATGCTGTACCAGGTAAAAGTGTTTGGGCTAGAAATTCTAAAACAAACTTGTATGACCTAGTTAGTACTGATGGTACTGTACTAATGGAAAATGTAAGTATGATACAAGGTAGGGTTGTAGAAACAGGTAAATCTAAAAAGCCCGTATCTCAACGTAAGAAACAAGATGATCTTAAAAACCTTAGATCTATTGCTAATGACCTTGAAATGAACTTTATCATAGCAGCTAAAGGCTATGATATCAATGAATTTATCTCTAAATTAGAGGCCGCAGAAACTCAGACTGAGTACAATGAAATTATGTCAAAAATACGTGAACTGTTATGTTAGGATGTCCAAATAGAGCAAGCCAAGAATGGAAAGATGTTTATCAAAGAGTAGTGGATGCAAACCCTACTCTTAATGAAGATGAACTGTATAAAAAAGCTTTAGAGATATGGGAAGAAGAAGGTTATGCAGATAACCCAAACATTAACGACCCTGAAGAAACAGAGGAAGCGGAAGACCAGACTGATGATGAACTCAAAGAAGGAGAGTTTGGGGATGCAGTAAAGAAAGTAAAATACTTTATAGATAGAAAGCTTAATGATCTTAAAAGAACTAAAGTAAAAAATCAGACTGCACTTAAAGCACAGTATCAATCTCTTAAAGAAAACATGGATGCTCTTGAGGGAGTAGACTCTATTAACATGTTTGTTAATGATGCTTATGAAAGATCATTAAGAGCTAAGAAAAGATTGGCTAATTTACTTGCTAAAAAAGATAGAAAAGATCCTAAAGAATTATTAGATGAGTTAGTATCTCTTAATGACTTTGCTAACGGTTATAGCATATTAGATGAGATAAGTAAAGAAGACATCTATAAATACTTTAGCAATGATGTAGTAGAAAAAGAACCAGGTAAGATGACTCCACAAGAGAAGCTTACTGCTGCTATTGCAACTAGAGATAATATCCGTTCTAAATTTATTACAGAGGCAATTCCATTAATATCTAAAACACTTATTGAATATAGATCAGGAAGAGCAACAGAAAGAACTCAAGCTGAAATAGATTCTTTAAAAGCACAGATTAATGCAGTAGAACTTAGCACTACATTATCTGATAAAGGTAGAGCAAACAAACTAGCTCAACTTAATAAAAGATTAGAGCAATATGAAGGATATCTTTTAGATGAAAATAAATTAGAGCAGTTATTAAAACAAGCTAATAAAGATGAGGGTATTCTAGATTATCTTTTAAGTCCACTTATTAGTTCAGATGATAGTGCACTTGCTCTATTTGCTAAAATGATCAAAGGTTCTTTTGAAGATGCAAGAGTTTTAGATGAAAAACTTCAAAGAGAAGTAGCTAAAGAATACCAACAATTTGTTAGTAAAATAGGTGCTTCAAAAGATAACATGAAAGAACTCTATAAGGGTATCTATGAAATTATAGAAGTTCCAAAATATAATGCAGACGGTACACCTACTCTAGATAAAGATGGTAATCCTGTTGTAATTAAGAGACCTTCATTTGTTCAGAAGTTTGACATGAACAAGTTTAGAGCTGCTGAAAAAGCTATGTATGATAGAATAGGTCCAGAACCTATACTATCAGAAACTCCTACACCTGCAGAATTAGCTGCACTTAAAGCTTGGAAAAAAGAAAGAGCTCAGTGGTATAGAACTAATAAAACAGCTAAGAGTCAAGAAGAGATTGATAAAATAATCAGTCAAAAAGTTAAAGAAAAAAATGCTGGTATTATTACTAATACTGAATTTGAAGACTGGAAAAATAGTAACATGTTCTTTAATGAAAGAACTGGTACAACGGTATATATCGGATCTCTTTCAGAACCATCTTCAGCATATTTAAATGATAACTGGAAAAAACTCTATGATACAAACGGTAATCCTATCAGTGAACAAGGTAGATACCATAAGTATTTAACTGATATATATCTAAAAGCTCAAGAGAAATTACCTGAAGGTGGTCAAATGGGACTCTTTATTCCTTCTGTTCCTAAAACAGAAATGGAAAGAATGAGAGATACAAAGCTTGGCCAATATCTTAAAACTAAAGGTAAAGAAGCAATAAATATTCAAGCTTATGACAGTGAGTTTGGGGTAGGCTCATTAAGTGAAGAGAACGTTAGATTCTTGCCATTGTATTACACTCAACCTATGGATGAATCAGAAATAAGTTTTGACTTAACTAGATCTATCCTTATGTTCAGTGGTATGGCTAATAGATATGAGGCTATGAATAGCATGCACTCAGAAATTAGTGCATTTAGAACTATCATAGGGGACAGAAAAGTTTTAGAAACTAACTCAAAAGGTCAAGTAATGGTTGATGCTATTGCTAAAAAACTTGGCTATGATGAGTATATTAAAAAGAATGGGGAGTCTAATTCTGAGAAACATTTAGAAGCCTTCATAGAAATGGTAGTATATGGAGAGTCTCAAAAAGCAGAAGAAGTATTAGGATTATCTGCAGGTAAGATAACTAATACTATAATGGGGATATCTGCTAAGACTACCCTTGCTTTAGATTTACTTAAAGGTGTTGCCAATAATATTGGTGGTAACTTACAAGTAATCATTGAAGCTAATGCTGGAGAATTTTTTGGTAAAAAAGATTATCTAAAAGCAAAAGCTCAATATGCTAAACAAACAGGTAGTATGATTGCTGACTTTGGTAAGCCTGTACCTGAATCACTTATAGGTAGATTATCTGATTACTATGATGCAATGCAAGGAGAGTTTGTTGATGAATATGGTAAAAAAGTAACTGGTAGTATGTTTAACAAACTATTTAGAACAAATACTTTATTCTTTAACCAGCATTTAGGTGAGCATGAAGTTCAGACTACTACCATGTTAGCTCTTATGAATGCTACTAAAGTCATAGATAAAAACACTGGACTAGAAATTAGTTTATATGAAGCTCATGAAAAATATGGTGTCTATGTTGAAGATCTAGAAAAGAATACAGACTTTACTGAAAAGAAAAGAAAGGACTTCCAAAATGAACTGCATGCATTAAATAAAAGAATGCAAGGGGTTTATAATGAGTTTGACAAAGCTACTATCCAAAGATACGCATTAGGTAGATTAGCCTTATTATACCGTAAGTATTTTGTACCAGCTATGAAACGCAGATGGAAGAAAAATACTTTTGATGAAGAGTTAGGTGCAGGAACAGAAGGTTACTATATTACTTTCTTTCAAACATTAATGAAAGACATTGTAAGATATAAAGGTAATATTATGGAAGCTTGGTCTACATATACTCCTTTCCAAAAAGCACAAATCAGAAGAACAGCTGCTGAGATTACAATCCTAATGTCTATGATAGCATTAATTACTATACTAGCATTTATGGTAGGCTCAGGAGATGATGAAGATGAAGAACTTAAAGATGGTAAGATATATAACTTTATACTTTACCAAGCTATACGTATGAGAAGTGAGACTGCTCAGTATGTAAACCCTGGTGACTTATTCAGGGTAATAAGATCTCCATCAGCTGTTACTAGTAGTTTAGAAAGAGCATTCAAGTTTGGTAATCAAATTCTACCTTGGAATATTACAGAAGAATATAAAAGAAGATCTGGTATTTGGGAAAAAGGAGACAGCAAAGCTTGGGCTTATTTCTTAAAACTAATGGGTTTCTCTGGAAACAACTTAGATCCTGCACAAGCAGTGAAGAGCTTCCAGTCAACGATACTATAAAAAAAGGGGAGTTAATACTCCCCTTCTTCTTTATTAATAAATTCTACAGCTTCATTAGGATCTTTAAACTTAATGATCTCAAATTTGCCCTCATCAAAATTATATCTAACTACATATAATTTAGTGATTGCATTATGTAATACACACTTTTTGCATATAATACAACGGCCTTTATTAGATTTAATCTGATACTTTCTTCTATTAGGAGAATACTTTTCTAATGGCTTTTCTATCTTACATTCAAAGCATCTAAGACTTTCCATCTTTCTTTTTATCTGTTTCCTGAAATAACTGATGGTTCTCTTCAAACCAATCTCTTGCTTCTGCTTTAGTCTGCATTGGTAAACAACCACATGTCATACTTTCAGCACCAGCTAGGTATGCTTCAATCATTAGTTTCTTGAACTGTTGTGGACTCATCTTCTATTAAATTTGTAATTCTTCTTCTACCTTTCTCTCCTATTGGAATAGGATTCCCTTCCTCATCAATATGTACAAATGTAATATTTGTTTTTAAAACTACTGATTGTACACCAGTATATACATTATGAGCTCTAGCTTCCATATAAAGAGATACAGATGTGTTACCTACTTTATGTGGTTTACCATAAATCTTAAGTAACTGACTTTCTCTTGCAGGTTTTTCAAAGTTGCATTTATCTATACTTACAGTAACCATTCTTGGAGTGTCACATAACTGCATTGCATAACCAGCAGCAGCTGCATCAATCCATGCAAGAAGTTTCCCTCCAAAAAGATTGCCGTGAAAGCCAAGATCTGACTTTTTAATTGGATGAGAATTAAGGAAAGTCATTTTACTTCAATAAATTTAGATAGGTTAGGTCTAAAATACCCAGGTCCTTTTAAAATTTTACCATCTTCACGGAGAACAGGTTTACCATCATCCCCTAACTTGCTCATATTACTTGCTTGTATTTCATCAAATACATCTTCTATGATATGTTGCATACCATGTTTAAGAATAGTACCACATAAAATATATAACTGATCACCAAGTGCATCTGCAATTTCAAGCAATGAGTTATTATAACATGCTTCAAGATACTCATCATTTTCTTCTTTCATTAAGCTATGTCTAAGATTAAACTCATGTTCACTTAGTGGTTGTGGCCATTTACCATTCTCTTGCCCAAAAGCATTATGGAATTTTTCTACTGCTGATATTTGTTTTTTCATAATCCAAAGTTAAAAAAAAAGGGGATAGCCTAAGCCACCCCCTTTAATTAGTATTAACCCTTTTTACAGGCTCTTAGAAGAATGCAGCATCATCATCCTCATCATCTGAGAAATTAAATGCAAAATCATCTTCAGTTTCTTGTTGTTCTTTTTCAAACTGCTCATAGTCTTCAGGAGTAGGTTCTAAAGATATAACCTCTTCTACTGTTTCATCAATAGTGTCCATAAAAGAATCATCTTCTAAATCATGTGCTGCACATGGACTGATCATTACAGCCATTTTAGTATCTCTATTGAGTTCTATAGTGTCAAAAACTGGTGCCTCAAAAGTATTACCCATAGGATCAGTATAGCTTACTGTTTCTTCTATAACTTCATTAGCTATTTCTTCTACAATAGAATCTTCAATAACTAAATCTTCTTTAAAAGCTTTTAAATCTTCTTTAGCTTCTAATTCTAATGAATCTTCTACAGCTTCTGTTTTCTCAATTTCAGTTAAAATATTGAGCTGATTCTCAGGTTGACCATAATTTGTAGTTAATGGATCTACCTCAGCTTCTACAACTGGTTGAGGCACTGAAGGCTTAGAAAAGTTATTAACACTTGATATAAAATAATGTAGAACACGTTGGTCTTCCATCCAAGTTTTAGGGTGTGAAGTCTGAAGTGCTGTAGTCACATAATTATAGAAAGCCCATAAGCTACTTGAATCTTCAAATACATGAGTTGGCTTCATCATTTCTGACCTAACCATGCTTGCTTGTTCAGTAGTTAAGATCTGATATTCTGCAAACAAGATGCCAAGAAGTTGAGCTTGCTTTCTCTTATTCATCTTGATTTCTTTCATTGCATCTTTATCAGATTTAAGCTGATCATAATACATCTGTGCATCTTTAATCTGACCCTTGATAGTTTCAACAGTCTCCTCATCTGCAGTACCAGTATGTTTT